TCTCCTATGAATAGAAACCCACCGCCGTTACCCTCTGGGTCACGACTTACTTCGATCTTGTATTCCCTCCCGTGGTAGTTGAGGACGAAGGTTGGGAAGTCTCCCATGCCATCGCCATCACTGAACTTGAAACCAGTGATCGTCATGCCGACTAGCTGCTCATAGTATTTTGTCATGTCCATCACAGACCTCCCGCAAAGACACGGTTGGCCAGCTCTCTGATGTGCTGTTGATTGTCGGCTGGGGCTGCGTCACTGACACAAGTCTCAATCACTTCGTCCACTGCCTCATTGTGAGGCATGAATGTGTTGAAGTGCATGTAGTATTGAGCCATCGCGTGAAGGTTGCGAGGGCTGAGCGTCTGGCTAATCTCGCCGTTCATAAACGCACCACGAATAAGCTGCGCAAACCGTGCGAACTGCTCGGCCATGCTGCTGTTCAGTTTGGGGTACGCATCCTTGATGAACTGCAACTCGTCGTCCTCATCCATGTAACCGACTTCGATGAACGCACCGAAACGATTGAGGAAGGCGAGGTTCATAGGTCGCACACCCGAATACCAACCATGCTCGTCACCCTGACCACGACTATTGGCCGTCGCAGCGAACGAGAACAGTGGGTGTGGCTTAACGAGACGACCAGCATCTTCGGTCAACGTCAGACCTTTGTTCTCCAATGCACGTTGCAAGACGAACAACATGTCTGGCCGACCAGCGTCCAGCTCGTCGAGGATGAACGTCATTGGCTGCTGCATTGCGACAGGCAACAGACCCTCGGTGAATACCGACGACGGCGCACCATCCTTGACCACAATGTCGACGTTACCAACAACGTCAGCACGCTCCATGTTGCTGTCGAGGTTGAGACGTTCGACTGGAAAGCCTAGTCGTGCCTCGACTTGCTCAATGAACGTCGTCTTGCCCGTCCCGGTGTGACCATGCGACCACGTATGCTGACGGAACTTCTTGGCCGTCAGATACTTGATGATGTGGTGCATCCGAAACTTGTAGTGCGGGTCTATTTCGGGAGACGCAGGGTGGCGAACCTCATTGCCGTTGGCATCGTACCAGACCAGCGTCTCGACATCGAAGTTCAGCTTGGCAGACGTGCGACCCTTGGCATCCTTGAACAGGTCCATCGCCTTACGCATCACGACTTTGTATGTGAGCGTGCTGCCATCCACCGTGACAGGTTGAGGTGCGTTGGCTTGTAACGTGAGCGCAGACTTGGCCTCGTCGAGGGATACTAGAGCGTCGATCACCTGACCGTTGAGCGACTTGATATGGTCGGTGTAGTAGTCGGCGTTAGTGATAGCACCCTGACTGGCCTGATTGAGCAAGGCGTCGACAGCTTTCTTCAAGTTGGGGTCAAGCGGTATTGGTTCGACGGCGGTGAACACGGTGGCCGAGTGGGTCACTGTCTTGGGGGTCGGGTCGTCTACCTTGGCTGGCGCTTCTGCCTTCTCTTCCTGTTCAAGCGATTGCCGCTTCAACAATGCCCCTGCTTCCTCGCTGTGCCACTCCTGATACATGTCGTGGATCAACGTCTTGAGATAGTCCATTTCCCACATCTCTTTGTGGTAGCCTTGGGCGACGCCGCTGCCACGTCCAGCAGGGCGACATAAGCTGTCGTCTTTGTAAGCATAAGCAAGCTGCGTGACGGCAGTGCCGAACAGGAAGGCGGGGTATCCGCTAATGTAAGGCGGCATACCGATGGCGTGGACACACAGGTTAAGCAATGTCTCACGGTTCACCATGTCGATGATGTTGTTGATTGTCTTGCCAGTGTATTCGTGAAACGTCTTGCGCTCGGTGTCTTCAAAGCATGTTGCCACGATTTTACGGACAATCTTCTTGATCGCACGACGGTTCACGTCCGTCGCTTCTTGTACTGCTGGCACTAACTCAGTGAGCAATTCTTTCTTTGTCGTGTCATCTAATGTAAGCATGTGTGTACTTTCTGTTTAGAGTTTGGGTTGACCCAGCCGGAATAGCTGGGCCAATAACTTCCCACCCTGTTCCTCCTTCGGAGGAACTAAGCATGAAGGTCTGAGGTGGTTGGGGGTTGTTAGTCTGGCGTCAGCGCGTCAGTGTATTCCATCAGGTAGTTGATAAGATCATCACCACACTGAGCTGGTAGTTCGACTACTGTGTCGCCAAAATATCCGGTGTTACTCTCTGTGTAGAACTTAACCCAGATATAGTTGTGGTCGTTTAGCTTTTTCCTACTGACTGAGCCAACGCTGGGAGAGGTGTCATTTTTTAGCTCGCGCAGTATATTGAACGCTTTAAGATACTCGTTGTCTAATTTTCGCTGGCGTCTGATCTTCTCAGCAAGTGCCAAGACTTCATCGTCTGTGCTCATGATGGCTTGTTGCTTAGTCATGTGTAGTCTCCTGATTGTGCCAGTCTAAACCACTGGCGTTTGTTGCGAGGGGGTTGTGGGTATGGCCCGTGTATGTCGTGCAGTGCCATGTTGTCTGCGAGACGGACGATCCATTTGCTATCGCGCTCGTGACCGCAGAGATAAAGCATACGTGTTGCTCTCTCGACGATACGTCTGCGGTGGTGACGACGACGTGACCGCTTGGTCCGACGCCACAATCTCATGGGTTGATCGTAAGACTTGCGGCGACCATGTGTTCGCCAAGCGTAGCGATGCCCCGCTTGCGGCAATACTCTCGGATAATATCCATACCCATGCGCTCGGCGTCTTGGTACGCTGTTTCACGGTTGGATTTGGACGCCCAGTGGCGGTACTTAAAGGCGAGCTTTTCGATTTCGATAAGCTGTTCGGGTGTTGGTTGGCTTTTCATGTTGATGTCCTTCCTACTGCAAAGTCCTTGGCTTGTTTGGCGTTGTCGGCACGTACATACGTGACTGTCTCTGGCCCCTTGCCACGGTTCCAGACAGCCCAGATGTCGAGGGGAGCGCCCCAATACGCACCCCCTTTGTCGTAGCAATCTGTACCGCCGCAGTGACGTGCGATTAGACACCCATCCCACACGGATAGTATGTGCTTGGCATCACGACGTCCCATCGGAGCGCCGTACTTGCAGCAGACTTTGTGAAACGGATCGAAAGGTTTGCGTTTGCTCATGTGTCTTCTCCTACTTTGCCAGCGGGGTTGCTGATGATTGCGTTGATGGCATCGTTCGATGCCTTGTCATGGTGTGCCTCAAAGACCACCAATTCGCCGCCTAGATGGGCGTACCTCCAAAGACTTGCCTCGGCCTTTGTCCGTGTTGCGAAGCGTTCGTCGAACACTCCGTATCCACGGGTCTTATCCCTGATGGCGTATTTCATGCTGCTATGCTCCCTTCTTTGCGAGCTTCATCAGCGTGTTGGGCCAGCGTCTTGTTAGTCGACCAGCCCATGTCGCGTTCAATCATCAGGCCCATCGGACCCCTTATGATTTGCAGCTCGGAGAACGAGATGCTGCCTAACTCAGGTGAGCCATGACCTGTGTCGCAGAGGCCAAACATCTCTTGTCTCTCTGGATAGAACTCGCTGATAAGCCATGTCGCTGCTCCCCAAGGGGCGAAGAACTTGACCACTGGTTTGCGATCTTCCTCTTTCAGCTTCATGTTGCGGTCCAAGTCTTTGCGAATTTGTTTCGTGAGAAGTTGCATGTGTGTGTACCTTTCATGCGTTAGTCGTGAGGTTGGTGGGGGCCGAAGCCCCCGTCTTGATTACTCAGCAGCTTGGTGAGTAATTGCTGGTGTCATCGCATTATCGATGAACATGTTGAGGGGTTGGGTAATCGGTGCGTACAATGTGCCGCCCGTGTAGTCGTAGTGATCGTGAATGAACGCCTCAGTCTCAGGCCACGCTTCCATCACTTCTTTGGTGCTGCGATCACAAAGCTCGGCGTACAGTTCGCCACACACCTTGTTCTTGTCGGCGTCCAGTGTGTAGTACGCCCTTTGCAGCGCGACTAACGCCACATGTTCTGGCATGTCAGAGAACAACGATTGGTTATCTTCGTGCCACTGATACACGTCAAACTTGGCAGCTTCCTCGTCACCAATGAACATCGGCAGCTCACCTGTAGCCAGCGCCTTTGGCATGTAGTACCAATCAAGCGTGACGGTAACGCGCTCCTGATCTTCGACGTCACCATGATCGTTGTGCATTTTAGTGACGGCGTTGAACGTGTTTCTCCATTGCGCCTCGTATCCATTGTGGTAGCCGGGGTTCTCTTCAAGGTGCTGTCGCTTGGCAAAGTCTATGCCGATCCACGCATTGTAAGCTGGGCATGTGTCGACCAAGTCTTTCACGGAATTTTCCAGCATTGTTCTCGCTGCTGATAGTGCGAGATCGGCTTGATTGATGTCAGCATTGAACCGATCACAGGCAATCTTGTTTGCGATGGAGTGAGCTGCTTTGTCAGAAATTTTACGGTTACGAAAAGACATATGTTGTCTCCTATTTGAGGTTGAAGTTGGTCGTAGTCGTGCAGAACGCACGTACAAACGGGATGCTGCGACACCCCGCTTGGCTTTACGTTCCTCGGTTGAGTTGAATGGCAATCGTGTTGGCCTTGGTGATGCTCATGCAAATCGCCTCGACGTAACCAGTCGTGATGTCACGAACGGCAAAGCCACCGTTCATCTTCACGACTTGGTACTTGCCGTCCATCACCATGTACCTTGTGATGTCGTGACCCACGGTACATGCCAGCAATGACCCGTAATCCATGTGCCGTCCGTGTAATATGTTGGCTCGCCGCAGCCCATGATGGCATTGACGATCATCCAGCCACCGAAAGCCCCAACGATTGCGAAACCTACGCAACCGATGAGTATTTCCTTGATGTCGTGAAGCTCGCGGCTGATGGCCCGTGACCTACGTCGTGAGCGTAAGCGTTTAGTTAGTAAAGACATGTGTGTGTCCCCTGTGTTATGTTACGGATACGTGACAGATACCTTACGATATGTCAAGTGATGTGAAACCCCAAAGTCTTATCACGTTGTCAGGCAAGCCCATGTCGGTGTCGTGTAAGTTGGCCGTGGCTTCTGCGACGTCACGCTCAGCGTGGGTCAGACGAATACCTTTTGGCGTGGTGTTCACGACATTCCGTGATGGCATCATGCGTGTGTTAGTAGGCATAGTGTTTCCCTTCGTGTTGGGGGTTGGCGTGTCCATTCGACACAAAAAAACCCACGCCAGAACGACGTGGGCTTATCGGTGTCCCTCACCCCGTGAGAGGTGAGGATGTGATTAGTAAATTTCTTGCGTCTCAGTGATCGACAGGTGTGGACGACCTGTTGCGTTACGAGCTGCTGCGAGAGCCGTGTCTGAACAGGCGAAGTCCTTGCCCAGATACGTTTCGTCGTTGCGGTTGCCCTCGGCAATGTATTGCCAAGAGCCAAAGCTGACGACATATATGAGTGTCAAGCTCATGTCTGAGACGTCACGTTGACGAACCCCATACGGCGAGCCGCACGACGTTTGCCTGCCTTGGCGATAGCCGACGCTTTCAGCCTGTCAGCACGGCGTTCACCGTATGGGCCTACAGGTGGCAAGTCGTCCGACTTAGGCAGTGCCTTCACGAACTTAACGAATGGTTGTTGAGCCATGTCTTTTCCTTCCATGTGTGTGTTGCTGATTTGGTCGAGCCTCATCAGGTGCAGCGTGACTGCACGACATCCACCGCATCGTGGATGTTTCGGCTTTCAGTAGTTCGCGGAACCGTTCTGGATCAGCACCCATTCGGTGTTCGTGTGCCGGTATTTTGGCAAGGCCTTGGCGTGGTAGCTCACACATCCACAGCAATCACGACTGCAACCACATGGCTGCGATGTGAACGCTGATTGTAAGGCGTGTTTGATTTCGTCGGCTGTCACGTCGTAGTGGCTAACGCTTATGTCATATAGCGTAGTCGTGCCGTCGCTATCGTTTTCATCGAAGCCGTCTGATCGGTTCCACGACACACTGCCGTAGTTGTATGTGAAAGTCCCGATCTGCTTACGGTGTGTGTTGCTCTGCTCGGTGAACAAAGCCCTCGTGATAGTCGTTAAAGCCATCGTCTTTTCCCTTCGTGTTGGGGTTTCAGTACGCAAAACGCACAACGGAACAGCGTCACGAGGACGCTGCTCTCTTGTAGGTTTCGACTTAGAAGAATAATTCGTCTGACCGTGTTGTTTCCATCGGCTCGCCGGGTATTTCAAAGCTACCCTTGTTCTCCGACAAGGGCTTGCTCACTGCACCAAACAACTCTTCCAACGTGGCCGACGTCTTGTCGTCGACGACGCTCTCGACATGAGCTGTTACCTCGGCGGCGACTTCCTCACGTTCGTCTTCAGCCTCGGCATGGTATCTGACGTTTAACTCTGTGAGAACCGCTTGCTGTATCCTATCGAACATATCAGCTTCATCAGCGTCGTTCGTGAACTGGCAAGCAACTCTACACATGCCACGAGCTGCCCAGTAGGTACGGTCATAATACTTGTCGTTGGTGTGCAGCTCGTGCAAGTCACCAAGGAGGTCGTAAATTTGACCTTCGATAGTTAGGATAAAGTTCATGTAAAAACTCCTATGAACGATTGTGATACGGGAACCGCATCGGAAAGAGCTGCCGTAACAGCCCTTACCGACAAGGTTCCAACCACGACTTGAGCCGTGGTCAGAACGTCGATGGGATTAGATGTTGAGATGCGACAGGAGAGCCAACACGAGGTCGTCTTTCTTCAGCTTCTTGAGGCTGGCTGCTGTCACGGCAGGAGCTTTGGGAGCTTCAGGAGCCGTCTCAACAGGAGCCGTTGGAACGATGCCTTGACGATGGGCCGAGAATTTGAGCAACAGGTCGAGAGCTTGTTGTGCAATCTCAGCGTTTTTGCCGATGGCGATACGATGTTTCAACGACTTGGCGATGGCGTTGCCAACCATAGGACCGTAGTCTTTCAGTTGGTCCCTTTCGATGATGAAGGCGTTTACGGCTGGTAACGATCCGATGCCCATGATGGCATAGTCACCTATGTTAGCCGAGGCCTTTGTTGTCTTTTGGCATTGGTTCACGACTTGGAACATCAGTTCGAAAGCGTTCTTACGACCTGACACCTTGATGTCGTTTTCTTTGATAAAATCCATGAGGTTGTACCTTCCATAAGTTGTTGGATTGATTGAAGTTTTTGCCGGATTGTCGAAACCAACCGGCCACTAACTTCCAACCCAGCCCTTCTTTCAGAAGGGCAAGGACGAATAGAGAGGTAAGTATTTGTTATGACTGTCCTGAGACTTAAGAACCGTATTGAATTGAAGAGAAGGGACCAACAATTCAAAACTCACCACTAGAAGAAGAAGATTTCTCCCTAGATAGGACACTATTTAGTAATAAATACAACGGCTTAGCTCTACTTGTAGAGCTAAGGTTGCCAAAAGCTACGGCGAAAGGGGGGGGTAGACCCCCTTTCGCCGTTTGATTTCCCATATACCCATCACCGGGGAACCGGATTTTCGCAGCACAAAACGAAATCAATGTGACGGAAACGAGACATGGCTACATATAGAAAAGAAGTAAGCAGAACCCACGGCACTGGTGGCCTAGCGCCAGTGACCCCAATAGAAGTAGACCGTGTTCGCCGCACTGTCTTAGACGTTGTGCGCAAGCAAATGCCTTCCGTGCGCGAAGTGCTGGATGGCAATAAGCAATGGAACAACCAGCAAGTCAGACTGTTCGGCATGATGCTGAATAAAGTCATGCCCGACCTACACCACTCGTTCAACGAACACGCAGTCGAAAACAAAGCCGCGCACGAACTCACCTTCAATGAGCTACAGGCCATTGCCGCCCAAGCGAACACCCCCATAGAGGACGAACCAGATGTCATTGACGCCACAGCAAGCAGCCCAACGCCTACTCCTAATCACCAAAGCGAGGGATAGTTTTCATGGGTTCGTCCAAGCTCTATATCCAGACTTTAAGCTCGCAGGGTTCCAAGAGGAACTCATTGAAACTCTGGATAACCTTGAGAAAGATACACTGGGCTGCAACCGTTTGCTTATTACGATGCCGCCTCGACACGGCAAGTCGTGGTTGGCGTCGACGCTATTTCCGGTTTACTACTTGGCTCGCAAAGCCAATCGTAACGTGCTGGCGACGTCTTACAACCAAGACTTAGCCAAGACCTTTGGCCGTCAGACCCGCGACCACGCACGCGAACTGATCGTACCGCAAGCCTTCCCCGACTTTCACATGTCTGACGAGAGCAAAGCGGTAGACGATTGGCGCACTACACTGGGCGGCGGCTACTACGCCACTGGCTTGGGTGGCTCGACCACTGGTCGCGCAGCCACATTGCTCCTAATAGATGACCCCATAAAGGCCCGTGAAGAGGCTGACAGCGCCACACAGCGTAACAAGACGTGGTCGTACTACATATCTGCCCTATCGACACGTAAGCAGCCAGAGCCAGACGGTACGCCCCCCATAGAGGTCGTGATCCTAACCCGCTGGCATCCTGACGACCTAGCTGGACGGCTTATGGACACTGAGGACTGGAAGGAAGGCGCATGGAAGCACGTAAACTTCCCCGCCATACGTCGCGTAAAGAGCCAAGAGAAGGCGTCTGTAGCCTCACTGCCAGAGGACGACGAACGCTACATCCCCAAGGGTGAGCTAAGCAAAGTAAACGTATCCAAGCGCACCTTCTACAAAGAAACAGAGGAAGCCCTGTGGGGCGAACGCTTTCCCCTAGAAGAATTACGCAAGCGAGAGCGCCTAGACGCACGCGAATTTGCCAGTCTCTACCAACAAACCCCCTACATTAAGGGCGGTAATTTGATAAAAGCAGGCTGGTGGCGCAAGACTAACGACGTCCCCAAGTGCAACACGGTCATAATCGCGGCAGACACAGCATTTAAAAAGACCGAAACTGCTGACTATTCCGTAATGATGGTGCTTGGCCTCGACGACTTGAACGACATTCACATCCTAGAAATCGTGCGCGACAAGTACGACTTCCCCGAACTCAAGCGAGCAGCCATAACCCTTAACGCCAAATGGCGCGGCAGAGGCTTACGGGGCCTGTACATAGAAGACAAAGCCAGCGGCCAGTCACTCATACAAGAGCTGCGAAGCCAGTCTGGTATGTCGGTCTTACCAGTCAAGGTAGGCAGCGATAAAGTCTCACGTCTTAACGCCGTACTTCCGCTCATAGAGGGGGGACGAGTTTATCTGCCAGATAGTGCATTATGGCTCGACAGCTTTATGGAAGAGGCCCAGTCCTTTCCATCGGGCAAGCACGATGACCAGATTGACGCCCTCTCTATGGGCTTAGAGGCGATTGCAAAAATGGGTGGAGCGGCCAGCGAACTAATGAACGGACCAATCAACATGGCTTCCTCTCTTTCGGCTCAATTCGAACAGGCTGAAAAAAAGGAATGGTGGGCTAAAGACCTAAAGCATCAGCCTGAGTTTAAGGGTTGGGGAGAACTATAATGCGATACAAGAACCAGCCTTATTCTGCGGAGCAAGATATTGTCGTTGACCTGTCGGAACACGCCAACGCGCTTATGGAATACGAAGACATATCCGACATGCTCACAGAGGATCAGGAAACCAAACTGATAGACTATGTTCGTGCCTGCACTAAGATGTCATTCGAGCGCATCAGTGGCCGTCACAAGCACTGGCAGGACGCAGACAGGGCGCACGATGTGTGGGTTCCAGCAGACAGTACCAAGTTCAGAGAGAAGGCCGTAGTCGCAGACACACGCGCTATCAGCGACACGGTCCTTACCTACCTCATGGCCGCGCTCACAGGCCGCAACCCGATGTTCCAGCTTGAAGGCCTCAACCGCAAGTCCCGCAAGTCGTCTCAAATCCTAGAACGCCTCTTACACCAGCACATGAGACGCACCGCTGGCGAGGCACGACTAGCCCAAATGCTCCTAGACAGCATACGCTATGGCTTTGCCCCTACGAAATGCGTGTGGAACCCTGTCACAAAGACGAACGACATAGTAAACTTCGACCCACGTCGCTGCTTTCCCGACCCTAGAGTAAACTGGGGCGACTGGGATCGTATGCAATTCATTATATTCACGGACCATATGTCCACGTCTGCCCTTCTAGGCTCTGGTTTGTACCCCAAAGTCGCCAAGTACCCCGGCCTTCGCCGCAAGGAGACGGGCAAACACTCATGGGACGCGCATGGTTGGTTCCGCGAAGAGGGCCGAGGCCTATCAATCAACCCCGACGACCCTCGTGGACAAGAGAATGGCTATCATTTTACCCTTCAAGACAGCCGAATAGTGGACGAGGCATGGGTTAGGTTCAACGGATACGAGATTGGCATACCCAGTATCGACCAGATATGGATGTTAGTCACCGTTCTGGATGAGTGCGCTATCATAAACTGCCGTCTAAACCCCTATGGACGCCAGTTCCCCGTCGTAATTGGCGGCTTGTATCACGATAGTCACAAGACTTACGGCCAATCCCTATACGATTTGCTCCTACCACTGCACGACATCAGCACATGGCTACTTCGCAGCCGTATCGACAACGTCCAAGCGGCTTTAAACAACCTAATCTTCGTCGACCCCACTGCCGTATCCGTGCCAGACTTAATAGACCGCAACCCGTGGGGCTTAGTTCGCACACTTCCCGGCACGAAACCGGGTGACGGCGTCTTTATTGCAGAGATACCTGACGTAACTAGGGGTCATTGGAACGACATCGGGGCTATGTCTGACCTCAAGCAGCGTGTGTCTGCCGCCAGTGACGCCCAACAGGGTATGCCGACAGCAGATGGCATCCGTTCCGCGACGGAAATCCAACGACTTACCCAGTTAGGCTCCCAACGACTTGGCGTAATCTCACGCATAATGTCTTCGACAACAGTACGCCCCCTGGTCCGTATGATGGTTAGCAACTTGCAAGACGCGCTCGACTACGAAGGGTCGCTTCGCATTATGGGGACAGACAGCCCCGGCGAACTAAGCAATATGATTAAAGACGACTACATGGATTTCGACATATCCATGCTGCAAGGTGAGGTAGACTACCTCATAGTCGACGGAACTCTGCCAGTAGAACCCACACGCTCTGCCGAGACTTGGATGAACATGCTTCAAGTTATGAACCAGACTGGCCTCAACATGGAATACAAGGTCGGCAAGATCGCGGAGGAAGCCATACGTTCTATGGGCGTCAGCGACCTAGACCAGTTCAAGATCACTGAGAAAGAAGCCGCACAAGGCATGTCGCCCTCACAGCAACAGATGCAGATGGAGCGTATGCGCGGAGCCAGCGTTATGCCCCAAGAGCAGATGCAGCAAGAAATCCAAGCTGGCAACTTAAAGCGCCAAGGAGAATAACATGACTAAGCCAACAGCCGCCAGCATAGAGGACGCCACCAACCTCACAGGCTTACAGCGCCAGTACATCAAGGCAGTAGCAGAGGAAGCCGCAACCAAGGCAGCCGACGCCCTTCGTGTCGAGCTGGTGCAGCTAATCGTTATCAACGGTGAGTACAACGACGTCGACTTAAAGAACCGCGTGTCTGGCTTAGAGCGCCAGTACGAGCAAGACGAAAGGTACAGCCTTACCCGCCCCAAGATCATCGCCTTAATGCAAAAGCTGGGGATGGAATAAGTGAGGACGACTTGCCCTGAGATAACGGTTAAATTGTCCAAGAACACAAACAAGGCTTAACATGGCGTATACAAGGCCCACTGGCGAACAGATTAGTTTCCGCAGCAGTAAGACGGGAACGCACGTACTGGATAAGTACCTAGAAGATTGCGAACAGGGTACGTTCTCTCTCCCAGTCTTGATGCAAAATCTGTTCACCAGCACTGGTGGCCTCAACCCCACCGCGTTGCAGTTCCGCGTGTCCGAAACCGACGCGACCCTCCCAGTCTTCCAAGCACGCTTCGGCCACTACACCGACGCTAACGCTGGATGGTTCGACACGAACCAGAACTTCTTTAATCAGCGCGGAGCCTACGCGACTGGCACAAACTACAAACGACTAGACATGATCCAGAGCGGTCAGAAGGTCTACATATGCGTCGCCCCGCATACGTCAGGCGCAGTCCTCGACGTAACCAAATTTGTGCTGTTCTTTGACGGCGACGCAGTCCTATCCGAAGTCCAAGAATTTAAAACCAACTCAGAACCGCGACTTGATCGGCTTGAGGAAGCCGTCTTGCTCGACATTGATGTCCTTTAGAAAGGGAAAAAAATGAGTACGAACTCTCTTAAAGAACTTGTCGATGCAATCAAAACGCGCGGCAAAGTATTGGCAGATGATACTGGCGCATCAGCCGCAACTTCACGCGACTTAGTGTATCTCTCGACAGCAGCCGAGCGGCTGTTTGGCGCAGACGCTATGCTCAGTATGATTAACGAGGCCACCAAGCCTGCCGAAGTCGTCAGCGTAGGTCTTGCGACAGCCGCTACGGTAACACTCACCGACGAACAGGTCGCTCGCACAGTCGTTAAGATCACCAACTCAGACAGCAGCAACGCTCAGTCTGGCTTTGTCGTAGTCGCGCCCAGCAAAGGCGTAGCAGTTATCATCGACAACGCTCTGCCTGTCCCTGTCACAGTCAAGGCATTGAACCAGACAGCCAACATCCCGTCTATCGCAGCCAACTCTACGGGCTGGGTATTCTGCGACGGGACTAACTACGCGCACGTCATCGACACAGCCGCAATCGCACAGGCAGTCACCACGCCTATGACAACCGCAGGCGACATGATGTATAAAGAAGGAACATCGTCGGCGTCAGTTGTGCAGTACACTGTCCACGTCCGTAATTACGGAGCGGAAAGCTACTACTACATTAAGCCACAATTCCCCGAAGGACGCGGGTTCCATAGCGGCTATGACAAAGCCCCGACTTTCCCCATGCAGCCGGGTATCAGCTACATCTTCGACGTATCGGACGCATCGAACACGGGCCACATCTTTTCGTTCTCGACTACGTCGGACGGCACGCACAATAGCGGCACAGACTTGGCCTCATTCGACGCGACTAGCACAGTACACGTTACCCGCTCTGGCACGGAAGGTTCGTCTAACGCGACAGTCACAGTCGCAATGCCAGCCACACCGAACGTCGCAACTCTGTTTTACTATTCTCGCGGCACAGACAGCGCGACGTTCGACACCATTGGCCTTGGCGGTCAGATCAACGTGCTTACCAGCACAGCCGTCACCCGCCTACCTGTCGGTGACTACGGCGACACACTCGGCATCGACAAATACACAGGCAAACCAGTGTGGCAGAACTGGGGCGCAAACGAGAACCGCAAGTTTGCTTCTCTCCAAGGCGACTACACTGGCATTTGGTCAGGTGGACGCTACAAGTTTGCCAACCACATTACAGAAGCCACAGGTACTCTCGGCGGTTCGACCCACTCATATGCGGCGAACACAGGCACATGGGACATGGGCAAGACGGGCTGGACTACTGGCAACCACTCGTCAGCGATTGTCTATAACCGTGGCAGGCTCGAATGTTCGACATGGGGGTCTAACTCCGAAGGGCAAACTGGCAAGTACAACCACGGCGACTATGTGTGGGAAACCAACGGTTACGCGAAGAACGGGCAAGGTTTGGGCGGCTTCACGATGGCTGACAACGTAATGTTCTCGGACGCAATTCAAGTTATCAATCTATACAGCCACACGACGATCCTTCACGCAGACGGCTCCGTTTACGTGACGGGTCACGGCGACGAAGGCCAGCAAGTTGACGGCTTTAACGTAGACCGCAACTATTTTCACAAGGTTCCGATCCCGTCAGGCGCGGGGCGTTGCCGCTACATTGCATCCAGCAGCGCATCCAGCACCGAGACGGCAGTTACCATAATGCTGTTAATGGAAGATGGCGACCTTTACGCTTGGGGCTACAACGTCAACGGCGGCATGGGTGACGGCACAGTCGCTAACAAAAACACTATCACTTATATCAACGCCTTCAACAAAAACGTGAAGTCGATTAGTTGCAGTGGCGGCACCTACAACCACTGTGTCGTGCTCACCACAGACAACCGTATTTTCACTTGGGGCGGCAACAACTATGGTCAGTGCGGTCAGGGTAACAACACCGCTATCAAGCAAACGCCAACGGAAATCTCTGTCTCTGGTCAGACGCCAGTTAAAGCGATTGCGACAGGTGCGGGAAGCCACGGCACGACACACGTACTGATGGCGTCTGGACGTGTCTACGCATGTGGCAGAAACAACTATGGTCAGCTTGGCCTCGGCAACACCGACAGCACTGTTTACACTCTCACTCAAGTCGCGGGTGGCCTCGGCACTGACACCAACAAGCACGTTATCGACGTATTCCCACGCGGGTATCACCCAGAAAACGTGTTCTTCCTGACAGAAGACGGCAGCTTGTATGCCACAGGTCAGAACACTGTCGGCGTACAAGGTCGCGGCAACGCCACCCAAACAACAACGCCACTTATCTGTGACGACAAACTTAAATGGGTGTCGGAAATCTATTGCGCCCCAGCGGGAACGTCGGGTTACTACCATATGGGCTTTATGTGCCACGCCAACAAGGAAGACCGCATCGCTCGACGCAACGGCTGGTTCTACATCACGGGTACGGCGAGTTATCAATGTGGTTTCTACAACTTCCCAAGCCCAATTTCTTCGCCAATGTCCCCAGCCTTCCCACTCGGCGTAAACGGCACGTTAATTCAAGCCAACGTCCAAGGTTACATGGGGTCTTCAACCAGCTTGAGCCAAGGCTGGGAAGTCCTAGACGAGAACGGCGATATGTACACTTGGGGCACTGATACGAACGGCAAAGTCAGCGGTAACGAGGGCAACCTATACGTTCCAGCCAAGCGAATTTAAGGAGAACTAACCATGTCATACGACAACGCAGCATCAAAGATATACAGCGTCCCAGAAGCAAGCTGGGGCAACCCCTCTTGGACGGCGGGTAATGTTCGCAGCCTACTAAGCTGGGATGGCAAAATGTATTATTCTGTCCTCGACAGCTACGCGGCTGACTTCAAAGCCTCGGTCAACGGCGCGGTAGTCGTGACAAACAAGTATGTCTTGCAGCAGATTGCAGAGCAGTCTCCCAAGGTCAAAGGCGACGCGACGAACAAGGCCGCGCTCGGCGTTGACGAAGGCACAAGTTCGTCGGCAATCGCCACTGACAAGGCGACATACGAAGCCGCCTAAAAGGAAACAGCATGGCCGAGGTCACGACTTACAGATTGTCTAAACCAGAGATCGAAGCCATGCTGCAACAAGCGGCCCAGCAAGGTGCGCGTGAAGCACTGGCCCGTATTGGCTTGTCTGACGACGACGCACCTCACGACGTAAGGGAACTGCGCCAGCTCATAGACGGCTGGCGCGACGTAAAATCAACAGCTCTCAAGACAATAGTGCGATGGTGCATACTGGCTATCCTCGGCATCTTGTCTGTCGGCGCATATGTAACACTAGGCAAATGACCCCAAAACAAAAACAAGTCGCAATAGACGCCATGCTCAAGTCGAAGGGCTGGCAAGTAATCCAAGAGGAAATGGAAAACTCCATTCTTCAAGCAGCATATCAACTGTGTGATGGCCCAGCCATGCCCATAGAAGAGGTGCATTTTCGTCGCGGTTCCATGTGGGCCGCGAGGAAGTTCGTCGACCTCCCTTCTGTAGTTAGCCAAGTCTTGAACAACAATATCTTGATGGACGCTGCCAACAGGGGCGAGCTTAAAGAGAGCGCCACGGCCCTCTAAACACATCCCGCTACGGCTGGAAAGGAAAGAAAATGGCAGAACAAGACGACGCAATGATTGCACAAATGGCAGCGCAACAGTTAGGCCCAGCGCCAGCACCCGATGGACAGCCTGCCCCCGTACCGGCAGGGCCACCGCAATCGAAAGACGCGGCTCCGACTGACAATGAGAAGGCACAGGAGATCGCTGGCCCTCAAACGGAGGGTGATAAGTCTCAAGAGGAAGCCTTCATTCAAATAGACATGGGCGACGGGCAGAAGAAAACTATGTCGGCCTCTCAGATCGCAGGCATGTCCAGCCGATACAAGACGCTTAACCACGACAACGCCACACGTTACAAGCCAATGCAGCCTGCAATCAGTATGATTGAAGAGGTCATGCGGAACGCCCAAAACGCTGGCCACAATGTATCTGGCGACGACATGGCTCAGTTTCTTAGAGCCTCAATGGAAGCCTACACGAAGAACCCGACGTTGGGCGACCAGCGCGACGTGACCCCAGACCGTCCAGACGGCAATCGTACAGCGATGGAAGTCGACGATGAGATTGCTGCGTGGGAGCGTGAGAGCGGCGTCGAGCTACCCCCGATGTATCGACAAGGTATGTCGCTAATCCAGCAACTCCAAGAAGAAAACGGCCAGATGAAAGGCATGATGCAAAACATGATGGCCGAAGCTAACGGGGTCAATAAAGAGGCTGGCAAGACATTGCAGTCTGCGGAAGCGCAGCGAGACAGCGCGTACAGACAGAAGGCTGCAAACAACTTGAACCAAATGCAGCAAGCCCTCAAGCTACCAGACGAAGCGCAAGACGACTTCTTTAACTTCGCTTATGGCCGTGGGTACAACGAAGACGACTTCATTGATCCAGAGCTGACATACAAAATTGGCCAAGACTTTGCGGCGAACCGTGACGCGCCCGAAATGGAACGCCTTCGTTCTATGAACGAACGCCGTCAAGCCTTCACTGGCTCGGTCAATCCTATGCCGTCTGGCGGCGGTGCGGCTGCGACTGCGGCAAGTCCAGACCAAGGCTTTATGGACGCCTTAACTGCACAAGCCATGCAAAAGCGCGGCCTTGCATAAAAAAATTAGAGGGGGGACGACAGCCCCCCTTTTTTTTGCTTTAATACACAAGACAGACACGGTTCGCGCTACGGCCCGAACGTCTGACAGACATAGGTACGACAAGTCTTAGTCGCTGAAGCCGCGAGACTGTTAGCTGCCCCAAACCCACACACCTCTTAACACAGGAGCAATAGCTATGAGTGCTATTCAAGGACTTCGCGGGACTGGCCAGTTTACGACTGACTTTCGCCCCACTAACTATCGCGAGCTTTTTACTCTTCTTGAGCCAAATGGCAGCGCACCCCTACAGGCATTGTTGTCGATGACGGGTTCCGAAAGCACGGATGACCCTAAGTACAACCACTACCGCGATGAACTTCCAGATCGCAAGTTGACAGTCAACGGTGCGGTTGCATCGACTTCGACTGCCGCCTTCACTATTGATGCTTCCAACGTAGACAAAAACTTTGTCGTGCCGGGAACCATCTTAATTAACGTCGCCACTGGCGAAGTTATGCGTGCGACTGCCGCAGTGAACTCTTCACACTCAATCGCGGTTGAGCGTAACATCGGTGGAACTGCACACCAAATTGCTGATAATGCGGATATTATTATCGGTGGGTTTGCGGATACTGAAGGCGGGTCAGCCCCGACTGCAATCTCTTTCGACCCGACTATGGATTTCAACTACACGCAAATCTTTAAGTCGAGCGTACAGGTCACAGGTACATTGCAGAACACCTATCTGCGTACTGGCGACAAAGAGCAAGAGCAGCTTACCAAAGCGCTAAAGATGCACATGTCCGACATAGAACGGGCCATGTTCTTCGGGAAGCGTGCTGAAGTCAACGGCTCTACTGCATCGCCCCTTCGTTTCACAGGCGGGTTGCGTAACAGCATCACAACTGTAACCGATGGTGCGTCCTACGGTGCTTCGTCCAACGTCATCACGGAGAAAGAATTTGATCGCTTGTTGATCGAAAACATCTTCGCATATGGCGGCAATGAGAAGGTCGCGTTCTGTGGTGCTCGCGTGATTTCCAACCTTATGGAAATCGGCAAGAACCGCTGGCAACCAACTCAGATCGACAACGCCTACGGCGTAAGTCTTTCGCGGTACACCACCTACGCTGGCGACTTGCTGGTCTACATGCACCCGATGTTCCGTCAGATACCGGGTCTGGATCAAGAGATGATTATTCTCGACATGAGCGAGCTGAAGTATCGCTACATGCAGGGTCGTGACACTCAGTTGATCCGTGACATCCAAGCGCCAGACTTCGATGGTGTGAAGCACATGTACCAAACCGAATGTGGTTTAGAAATGCTTCAGTCGAAAGTGCATCACCGCATTAAGGGTTGGAGCGCCGTCTCCTAAGTGAGGACGAACCAATCTTAAAAACTTTGTAGGATGGGGCTGTGAGAAATTGCAGCCCCATTCTTTTGGAGACAACATGTCTGATAAAATACAAGCCGCTAAAGTAACGGCCAAATCTAAAAGGGCTAAAGTCGCCGCCGCACCAGTACGTGCGCTGCCGTCTAAGGTTTTATTCGTTTCAAGCAATCCAGAAATAACAGCGTTCCCGATTACCGTAGTCGGTGAGGAAATACGTCCACGGTTCTGCAAAGAGCAAGAATACCTAACTTGGTCTGTACCCGACCACTTGGTTGAGCGTTTTGTAATGCACGAGTTTATTGTGCAGGGCCGCATTATTCGAGTGGAGGAAGACTAATGGCAACCTACCGCTCTTACGACAGCGCGACTATCACAGGCACACTGCCTGCGAACGACGAGCCTCGTCACACTGACGAGGACGGCAAGTCAGTCGTAGGTGCGGTAGACTTGCGTCGTGACATAGACGCCACCCTGATTAAGACCGCTGACACAGCTTGGCGCGAAGGCGACCAAGCACGCGAGAAGCGTAACCGTTTTTCTGGCAACAACCCTCACCTCAACTCGCCATACTCCAACCTAGAAGCCTTGGTCATGCAGTCCCTTAGACGGTACGGCGACATGCACCCCGGAACCGTCGACGGCGAAGTAATGATGATGTTCATAGAGTTTGCGAACCTCGTCATAGAAGACTTGCGTGGTCATCCTTACTGGGACAACCCAGAAATAAACTATTACACGCACCCTTCCGAGGTCATGCCGATCCCCGACAACATCATGGTTTCGGGATTGCTGTATCACTACGCGGTCCAGCAACAGTCAAACAAGATCGAAGCATATGGCCCTATGTATTTCAAAATGATGAACCGTGTTCTGTACCATCGCAAGTATGGCAGTGGCGCAATCGAAGTCAGCCCGTGGGACGTATCACAAAGGCCGACAGGCACGCAATCTTACAACACTGGGAGATAACTATTGTCCACGACATACGCTCCCAGCGGGGTAAAAGTTAAGGTCTACCCCTACGAAGACTTCCAAGGCATTGACGCAAGTCGTGACGTTGGCGCTCTCGACACAGGTAAGAAGCAGCACATGTTTCGCATCCAAGACGGCTATGCCGATTGGCGCGGTACAATGGTGCGCGACCCCGGTGCTGTAAGTCGCACGGAAACAAACAAGTACATCAAGCACGTCAATTTCTTTGGCCGCGACTTGGCTGTCTGGGCGCAAGTCGATGGCGGCGGCACGACGTTAAAGTCAGAGCGAGGCCATATTAAGCCAGAGGTTTACCCCAAGGCGGCGGTTGTCACGTCGACAATCTTTAACGACCAAGTTGTTTTTGCCAGCCGCGACTATGGGATGTACGAGTACAACGGGTTTAAGTGGGCAGACATCACGGCAGACAGCGACCCACGTCCCGCCTTCATCGTGTCGATACAAAGAAGACTGGCGATTGCTGGTATGCCGGGGAAGCGCACAGTCATCGACTTTAGTCGCGTTGACGACGGAGACATTTTTACAGCCGACGAAGAACCTAACTCACCGTCCGTCCTAAAGGCCGCAGACATAGACGTGGGCAACATCATTGGCACTGCTGATGAGATTACAGGCCTTGGCGTTTTTGAAAACTCTCGCCTTGCCGTGTTCACCAACGACAAGACGTTAGTGTATGAAATCCATCCTGACTATACGCAGTGGACAATTAACGACAAAGCTAACGTCAACGTCGGCTGCATAAGCCACAACACAATTAAGATGGCTGGCGCAGACTTAATGTTCTGCGCACGCGACGGCGTACACTCATTGCGGCGTTCAGAGACAAATGGTGTGACGCTTTACACTATCCCAATGAGCAACAAAATTGATCTGACATACCGCGACATGCTTAGTAACGTGGCTGACAAGGAAACGATAAGCGCTTTCTACGACCAAGACGAAGGCCAGTACCACGTATTTTTTCCGTTCTCTGACCAAATTACCAAGCGACTAACGCTATCGCTAAACCCAATGAAGGGTGGCGAAAGCAAGTGGAGTACAGGCGAATTTCTTAACGCCTGTTGTGGCAGACAGCTTGGCGGCACAACACTAATGGGAACCCCCGGCGGCATATGGAACCGTAGCAGTGTTGAAGACTTAGTGACGCACAGCCCAGAAATGGTAGTCGACACGCCAATCCTTTGGCAGGGCGCGATTAACGACACCAAGGAAAGCTACAGCTTTATCCTACAAGCTACAGGCAAGGGCGAGCTACAGATTGAAGCGTTCGACGAACGTGGCCGCTACCTCTCTGCTATGCAGTTCCTCATCGAAGGCGACGGCGCAGAGAACAAATTCCCAGACGTGCCGCTCAACCGACAATACGAACGCAAGTTTGAGCATAGATATAGAGGCGTTCAATTCCGTTTCACCACAAAAGGCAAAGGGCTGCTGAAAATAATCGGCTTCGCAGTCACAGTAAGGAGCTAGACAATGGCACGACTAAGACAGCAGCACCCACAAAATTATGTCAACAGTGGGAACATCCACACTGACTTTGAGAACGTGATCCGTTATCTCAATACAGCGGAGCTGGGCGACAAAACTATCTCCGAGCTGATGGCGACAATCTTTAACGAGGAAGGCGTGTTTGACGGCCCGATCCAAATGCGCCTCGACGCCACCGCAGGCATCCAGTATCGCATTGGCCAATACTCTGGCGCAGAAACGGGCTGGGTAACTATCGCAGACGTCTCGACGTTTCGTGGCACGGCAGGCGCATCAGTCGGCAACGTAGAAGGCCCATTCTTCTTTGGTCGCGCAGACGTTTTAATTGGTGGCCCAATCGCCACACTTACCGTAACGGCAGGCGGTGCGAACTACGCGACTGTGCCGACAGTAACAATATCTGACCCACAGGAGACGACAGGGACAACAGCAACCGCCACTGCCACACTGACGGCAGACGCGGTAACAGCAATCACAATTACGGACGCTGGCTCTGGGTACACAGCAGCCCCAACCGTCACCATCACTGGCGGCAGCGGTTCGGGCGCAACGGCAACGGGTACAATCGGTGCGGCCAACAGCGTTATTGGATATTCGTTCGACCCATCCACCGAGAACATTGTGGTCTACCGCAACGGCTTGCTTCTGCACGATACCACGACAGCTAACACGGCAGCGCAGTACAGTTACGACACCACCGCCAACACGATAACTCTTGCGACTACTAGCCCAGCCGTAGCCCTTGGCGACAAGGTCAGCGTGTACTCAATACGAGCGCAGTCGGTCACGAACTTCCGTCGTGTCGATAACGAAATCTCTGGCTCGACTACACTGGTTTCGTTCGTCCACACTGACGACGAAAAAATCCTAGTCTGGCGCAACGGCATCTTGCAGCAACCGGGCGGTAGCGCAGACTACTTGTCGTCGTCCACGTCTGACACTATCACCTTCGTCGACACCTCAAACCAGCTAACAACTGGCGACAAGGTGACGATTATGACCGTCGAGAACCAATCACTAAAGACCGTGGCTGGCATGATGTTTGAAGACGAATACACCAACGCCGCAGGCTACATCAACTACGCCAAAGTCGCAGTCGCAGACGACGAAATCCCGCAGGCCAAAGTCTCCGCACTGGCAAACACCCTGCTCAACAAAGCCAACATCTTATCGCAGTCTTCGACCCCGACTAGCCCTGCGACTGGTGACTTGTGGCTCGACACGTCCCTGACACCAGCTATCCTTAAATTCTACGAGGGAACGCAGTGGCTTGAGACATCGCCAGAAAGCTCACTGCCTACGTTCGTACAAACTAACGCAAACCAGTACGTGCGCGTGAACGGTACAGGTACGGGTCTACAATATGGCGACATCGACTTCAGTTCCGTTGTCCCAAAAACTTACATGGGCGCAGCCAACGGCGTCGCAACACTAGACACTTCGGGCAACCTACCAGTTACACAGTTACCCGAAACATTCTCAACCGTGTCGATCCCATTCTTCTCGGTACACGAAGACAGCAGCGCGAACATTGGCAACAAGACTTACTATTTGTCGCGCATTTGGAAACAGACAATTCGTATCGACGGCATAGCATACAAGCTGTCGTCTGGAACTTGTACGCTGCAAATCTCAGTCGACGGCGTGGCTGTCGGCAGTACATACGCTGCGACGTCTAGCTTGCAGTCGGATAACATCGCCACGGTCATTGAGATTAACGGGACTGTGGCAAGTAAACGGATTGAGTTGGTCGTAACAAACAACTCTTCGGGGCAGAGCCTTGAGGTGTGTATCGCAGCCGCGACAGTCAACGTATAAGGAGAAAGAGCATGGCAGGGCCAAGAGAAGGCGAAACAGCCGCAAATTTTTTACGCCGACTAAACCAAGAGAGCTACCCGTACTTTCAGACGCCGAAGGGCGACATCGAAGACATGGATCAGTATGACCGAGACGCAGCGCGTTACCAAGCTCTTGATTACCTAAAGTCAGCAGTCGCAAGCGGCGGCAACTTTGAACGGACGCAGCCGCAATTAAACATGGATATGCGTGGGTTAAGCCGAGCGGTAGGTCAGGCATTGCCGCCACCTCTTGAGCCAGAGGCAACGCTGATGGAGAACAAGCGTCGCTTCAATAACAACATGGCGTTAAAATATTTAGGGCAAAATCCCGCTGCCACTATGCCCGAAGGCTACCGTGCAGATGCGCGAATGGAACCCTATCGGGTCAACAACTATTACACTAACGACATGTCTTTGGCAGACACAGAAAACGAAGCCAGCAAAAGAAACTCTGGGAAACGCAGCGCGGCAAATAAAATCCCGAAGCGGGAGCCGCAAATGAACGGCAGCTTGCCAGAAGACGGCAACGGAATGATCCCCGTCGTCGACCAAGCAGACGCTATCCACTATCACCGCATGGACGGCGGCGACACACGCATAGCCTACACAGAGCCGGGAGAAATGGTTTTGCCTAAAGTCGTGGGCGAACGACACCCAGAAGTTCGCATGGCTATTGCTCGCGCCATTCGTGCCGAAGGCGGCGACGAACGTCAGTACATATCGGGCGACCCCAATGGCAACTACGACGAAAAGACAGGCGCACAAAAGTTTGCTTGGTACGATTTCCTAACCAAAAGCGCAGACTATGTGGCCAACAATCCTTGGGCGCAGTCGGCGGTGACTGGTGTGGGCATGGCGGGTCTTGGCAAATTGTCAGGGCAAGACACTAAGTCTGCGCTTTACACAGGTCTAGGCGCTGGCCTTGGTTCCTACGTCGGACGTGGCGCTGGCAACCTGTTTGAAACTACAGCAGAAACAGAGACGCGAAAAGCCTTGCCAGCCCAAGACCAATTTTTAAACAAAGGAGAAGACTACGAAGGAACTCTTGACGATTTGAGGGCCGCTCTGAAGGGCAGCTTCAAGGCAGTCACAACCAATCAGGCTGCAAACTACGGTGCAGGCATAGGTGCTGCGTTAGGATCGCAGACCGCGCCCCCTCCAAAGCCGCCAAACTTAAGTGCCAGCAGCTACCCTGTAGCTCAAATGCCAGAGATTTTACCTGACGAATACTACGACCAGTTCAAGAAAAACGAGAACGCGAACCTTTCGGCCACGATACCCCAGCCTAACCCTGTCGCTCCCATGAATATGTCTTACTTGCCAGAGGGCGTGACGTATCAAGACAAAGTACGCGACAGGGAAACAGGCGACTACAATTACCAAAAATCAAGTAGGCAAGACCAGAGTGCTTTTGCTCGCGCCATTGCGGGTACTACTGCACGTCGCGGCAGGGGATTTGGGGACATGATACTGGTATGAAAGAACTAATCCGCTTGGCCGAAGCGGAAGACATAGACAGATGCGTAGCCCTTGCTTTCGATATGATAGCGGAGGGCTACTACAAAGAATACGACGTAGACGCCGACGACATGATGGCGCACGCAAAGCTAACACACGAGCAGCCAGACTGGATGTTTATGGTTTACGAGAAAGAAGGTGAGATTGTGGGTTTCTTTTCAGCACAAATATCCAAGACCTTCTTTGGCAGCGACCTCATAGCTGAGCAAAGGCTGATGTATATTGAGCCTAACCACCGTGGGAACCTCAAGGTTCCTATGAGCTTTATGCGAGAGCTGCGAAGTTGGGCCGCTTTAAACAAATGCAAGGGCATATTCTTTGAGCCGACTGTCAGTATTCACTCAGGCTTTGATATTATAGCCAAGCGACTAGGCTACGACTACGTCGGGCCGACGTATGGGAGAGCGCCATGATCCGCTTGGCAACTCTTGAAGACGTGACACCGCTGGCGGTGCTTGGTGAGGTTATGCACAGTGAAGGTGTGTTTTCGAACCACGACTTCGACGAAGACAAAGTTCAGTTTATGCTAAAGTCTTACATCGAAAGCGAAGAGAAACTGAGCTTAGTAGACGAAGACATTGTGACCGACGACGGCATAACAGGCATGTTCTTTGCCAACTTGAGTAAACACTACTTTGGTCAAACCACGCTGGCGATAGAGCAGAACATGTATATACATCCGTTGCATCGTGGCGGCTCAACTGCATTACGCTTTATGAAAAAGTTTGAGCATTGGGCAAGATACAACGACGCAGAAGTCTTGCTGTTTATGCCGTGCAATAATGGCGTCCGTAATGGCTGGGACAAGTTTGCTCAAAAGAACGGCTACACCCAGACGGGCTACATTTTTCAGAAGGACTTATAGTATGTGCAGCGGCGGTAGCGACGACGACAGCAGTGACAACAACACGGCTAATGAAGGCAACGTAAATTCTAACCCTGACCTGAAGACAAGCAAGCGCGCAAAGATGCGGCCCGATAACTTGCAAAAACCCAAGTATCCAAATACGAACGACGGTGGCGACAGCGACCTTGGTGCACAGCTCAGGGCTGCGGAAGAACGAGAAGCCGTCATCAATGCTGAGCTGGCGAAGAAAGGCTACTCGTCCACGTACAAAGGCGTGACTAACGCAGTAGGTAAAGACGGCCAGCCTATTAAGTCTGGTACGTACTCTAATTTGCGAAACACGATCAGTAATAATTACGACAACAAGACCGCATACGACGCAGCGTACAAAACGGCAAAGGCTAACTGGGACAAAGCTAACACTGGTCTGCCCTTCATCGACCAAGACTTAATCAACGTCGGCATGGGCAAGGGCGGTTATTTATTAGAAGGGTTTGACCCGACTAAAGCGGAGGCGGGATACGGGCCACCGACGCTAGAAAATCAACAGGCAGCGACTAAGATGCTGGCCGAGCTGATGCGCCAAAAGTACAGCGGCGGCACAAAGTATTCGTTCCCCGGCTCTAGCTTTGATGACCCTTTGGGTAACGCCCTTGGCTCAACTATTAAGGAAACATTTGCAGGGTCAGGTTATAACAAGCGCACAAATCAATCTAGCTTTGACGATCTGGCCGACGCTTACAACGAACCGTTTCAACGCAACCTTGCTTCCGACGCCGCAGGCAACGTGGGAACGAATACTTTTGGCTCTAGGTTTGGTACGGGTCTTGGTAACATTATCGAAGGCTTAGTGCTTGGACAAGTGCTTGGGCCTGTTGGTAGTATAATTGGCACAGGAACGAACTACGAAACAATGAACACATACGGGCCTCGCGTGCCGGGATGGGAAGGCACGGCAAGCACGGCGAGCTTTGACTACGGCAATGCGCTAGGAGGCGCTCTTGGCGACTTCGCGGCTGGCAAGGCCGCGCCCTTCGTCGGCCAAAAAATCTACGACAGCACAGGCAGCGTTGGTCAGGCAACGGTTGGCGCAGTAACAACAGGTGTCGGGCTTACAGAAGGCATTGGCTCTTACGTCGGCGGCAAGATGCAAGACGTAGCACCAGGAATTATGAGCAGCGACATCAAGACGCCTTGGGAAGCACGCACCCAACAGCAAGAAAACCAAGAAGAGAATGGCGGGTTTGGGGCAAGTCTAAATGACGGACCAGAGAACAGTTCAGTTGCAAGCCCTGCCCCACGAGAAACCCCTGCTATTTCTACATTGCAAAACACAGGCCTGTCGGACACGTCTGGGGACGTGGCGGCTGGCTCACCAGACTTCGATTGGCAAGCGTGGCTGTTAGCCAACGCCAAGAACGCCAACCCTAACTCTGTGCAGCCAACTAGCCTTGGCGGTCAGCCCACAACATCAGCGTCTAACAACCCTCTGTTTAGTGCGCAGCCAGATATGAACGGAGTTCGCTACCTTCAACAGGGTGGGACGAACCGAAACTATGGAAATGCTAAGATGACGCCAGTGAACAGTATGCAGCAAGCACGCAGCCAACGTCGGACAGGCTTAAACGACAAACGCATTGGCGTAGTCATAGGATAGGAGATAAACTATGGGTGGAAGATCAAGAGCGGTAGCGCCAACACCAGCGCCAGCAATTGCGCGGCCCGGTCCAGCGGCTCCGATGAATATGGTCCCTGATAGCATTGGGCCACAGCAGTTCATTACTTCGGATGCTGGCACGCCAAGCAATCAGTACGAGTTCATCAAGGACGCGGCGGCTGGGAAAGACAGCGCCGTGCCGGGCATGGGCGACGAAGACCTGACGATGGTTTTAGGTGGCGAAGGCGCAAGCCAGATGTTCTCGCCATTTGACACGGCGCGAGCTGGTGCGTCTTACTTGGGTGACGAATACGCAAGTGCCGCAGGGCTACCAAGTATGGAAGCGACTGTTGCTAATCAAAGCCCCGGCGCAGTAGGCGAAGGCGGTGAGGGTTTCGGAAGTCGTGCTTTGGCTGGCGGCGTAGATGGCACGATTGAAAATCCTTTGCCAGAAGGCAGCATGGAGCAGACAGACGTCGTCGGAACTGAAATGGCTTCAGACGTCGCCACGACAGGCGAACAACCACTTCCCGGCCAAGCTCTTAACAACGACGTGAATTATCGGATGGCGGCTGGCACTGGGTTCGGCAGCGGTCTTGGCGGTTACAACCTTGGCTACGGCCCACAAAGCCTGAGAGCGGGTAATTTTGGGCGTAATTTATTAGGCAAAAGAGAAGCTGGGTATGCTTCAAAGTACGGCTAGGAGTTAAGACATGGCGGCAAATCTCGGTGAAGCCGGTGGTAAGGGTTTCGGAAGCGCGTTAAAAGAAGGCAGTCGCGGAAGAATGATGGCCGAAGCAGGCGGCTCTTTCTTTGATATGGGCATGTCTCTTACGACTATGATGCAAGACGAAGCTATTGCACGCGACCAGATGGCTTTCCAACAACAGCTTGCGGCTGAGTATCAAGCTATGGCGGCATCAAGACGTCAGTCGGAATTGCAAGCGCAAGAGCAGCTTATGAAGCGAACAGGCAAGCTCGACCATGAGATTAGGAAAGCCAGCGCAAAGCTGGGTGAATACAACATGGTCGACGAAGACGGCATAAAGAAAAACTATGACGATCTACGCACCAACTACATGTCCAGCTATATGGACATAGTTGAGCGGGTGTCTTCGTCGGAGACCGCTGCCAACATTGATCGCGGTCTGGGTAGCAGCACGTATAACAGTGACCGACAGGCCGACATCATAGAGAAGTCTATGGATAAAGTCGCAGAGCTAGACAACATGGCGTTCGACAGCGCCATTGCGAGAAGCACAAACTATGCAGACGCTTTAAACTCTGGCAGAACGGGTATGCTGGATGAAACTAAGGGTGTGTACTCAGCAGCGATTGACGCCGAAAGCCCTATGCTCACTAACTTTGCACCACAGATGATGCAGACAGCATACAATCAGCAAGCCGACATTAGCAAAACGGCTGCGGATCAGTATGCCGATAGTTCAGAAAGTTTCGGTTCGGCGGTTGGTAGGTTTGGCGAGCAGATCGCACCGAACCTTGGCTTTACCTTTGGCTTCAACGACAAGCGCGTAGACGTTATGAGCGATACAGACCGTCAGCTTGAGTATTACAGAACGGCAAGTCTTGGCGCTGGCGTTCCAGAGTACAAAGGGATAGCAAAATGAGATTAGGCAACGCATTTCGCAAGGGCTACAACGAAGCCGTCGACACAAGTCGTAGACGTCGGTCTGAAAATGCGGAGCTATTTCAGAGCTACGTTAAGATGAACGCCGACATGGGCGCAAAGGTTAGCACCGAAGACTTGGCTAACTATAAGTCGTCTCTGTCTGGCGGCACATCTTACTTTGGCGCTGGCCTTCCCTCGTCTGGCGCACTGCAAGAAACTTCCAAACGACTTGGCCAGATACAAGCGAACAAACAGACCGTTGCGGCTGGCAATGCGCTGGGCAATATCACAAAACAACTGGCAATAGCAAAAGAACTTGCCAAGGCCCACATTGGGACAGACCATGCAACAGAGGAAAAAGACGCAGACGGTAAAGTGAAACCCGGCGGGACCACTGCCTATGCCAGTTATCAAGCGCAGCTAGACGCCGCTGGCATAAAAGGAGATATGTTCACTTTTGACTGGTTTAAGAACAACAACTTTTTAAACCAGCAAGCAGATTTCCAGCAGTATTACAGAGACCAAGGGTTAATGAACCTTCAAAGTGACAGTCAATGGACCGCCGCATACGACAACGCCCCCCAACGTCATAAGGCGGCTATTCAAGCGCTAAGAGAAAGCACCGTATCTAGGCTTATGTCCGATTACAATAGTACCGCAACCTCACAGGGTGCAGAAGGATTTCAAGACCTGATTAAGACCAGCACGACATTAGCGGCGTTCAAACAGGTAGCCGAGCAAAGGTTTAAAAATTCATTCCCAAACGGCTTTGTCCCTGACCAAGCCGCCGTGGATAAGTATATGGAACTGGCCACAAAAGAATACGAAACGTATCGGCCCAGCTATATAGCTGAAACATTAAATAAAGTAGACGCAGATTTGGCTGTGGACACTACTGACCCTGCCCAATTGCAAAAAGCGGCTAAAGCCTTTTTCGCACGAAGTGGGCTGGGAATACCTACCGACGCTGAGATTGACATATACGGGACCAACTTACGCGCAGCCAACAAACCCAAAAGAATAGCTCAAGCTAACAACAATTTAGATAAAGCTAAGCAATCACTAACAGGGTCGTTTGCATATGCTGGGGAACTTCTTCAAAAATATAACGATGACGCAAAGCGCAGAGAATACGTCACGACGTTGCTGGAAAATACCACTAACGACTATGATGTACTAAAAGCTCTTGATCCCGGTATTTACGAAAGGCACTTTGACGAATTGCTGGGCGCATTAACCATTGGCAGCGAGAGTGCGATAGCCAAAGAAAAAAAAGAAGACGATGCCGCGTTGCTCGAATTTGTTGCAAACAATGGTACAGACTTAGATAGAATATTTACACAAGCCGACATCGGAGGGAGAAAAGGTAAAGCGTTTGAGGTATTAAACAACCACAGAGCGATGTTGGGGATGGACCCTTACGAAATGACGGAAAACGCAGACGGCGAGGAAAAATTTCCAGAAGAGTTTGAAGATATTTACAAGCGACTAGACAGCCGTGGCGCTTACGCGCACGCAAAACTGTGGCAGACAAACCATGATAGACACGTCACCGCTTTAACTTCGACTTGGAACGCTAGTGCCGATTACTGGAAAAATGAAAAGGCCGCAGACCTATTGATTATGAGCGACGACCCTGCGGCTAAAGTAGCAAGAGTTGCTCTTAGAGCCTTGGCCAATACAGCGCACATTTCAATGTCCAAGAGAGTTCAAGCCAGTCAGACTGTTTTGAAAATAGTAAGAGACATGGGGCTAGAACCGGAAAAAACTACGCCAGAAGAAATGCAAGAGGTTGTGAACATTGCTAAAGCCACATTGATGCTACCAGCCACGAGTGACATGGCGGGGTGGGTACAAAGTCAAGCGATCCAGATGCAAGACGGCATACCCCCGCCACAGACTTATTACCAAACATACGAGGACGGTCTGTTTAAGCAATTATCAGCTATCGCAATCCAAAAGTTGCAAAGGGACATTGCCAGCTTACCGATCACTGCCACCCCAGAAGCGGTACAAAAAGTCCGCGAAAAGATTGCCAATGAATTAACCGCTGGCATAGAGACTTTTGTAGCAGGGCTGCAAGAAGACGAAGTGCGGTGGTCTGTTAGGGAAATTCCTGCTAAACCAAAAACCAGCATAGACCTTCTTGCCGAAGGTTTGTTTCAAAGAATTTTAGATACTAAGCCTATGGTAAAACCAGAGTGGCTCACACGTACTAAGAACGCCAACGGCGAAACCTCGTATGCAATGGTGACAGCCGATAGCAGGAAAATTGGCAAGACGTTTAAAGACGCCAATGGCGAACTTCTTAACCCGTTCTTTTATTACGACTTGGTAGACGGGCAGCTTGTTAAGGGCGAGAGAATGACAGCAGCGGCAGCAAAGGAAAATGGCTTAGTCGTGCAACCGCCCCCCGGATCAAACGGCCAAAGCGGTAGCGTATCAGCCGATGGCAAAAGAAGAATGGTCGATGGTAATATAATATACACACCTTTCCACACGCCAGCAGCCCCAGCCAGACCAGAACTTACGGGGATAGAAAGAGCTAACGAAGGCTACAAGGCTTGGGACGCAGCACGAGCGCAAAAAGCGGAGACACTAATACAAAGTAGAATGACGGAAGAGTTTGCGACTTCTATTAAAACTGCTTTGCAGAGCAGTCTTGACGCAGCCGAGATCAGCAATTTTTCTGAAAAGTCGCAATGGCAGCAAACCGAAATGCCTCGCGTCATAGCTGACGCGCTAAAGTCGGCGGGTTTGCCTTTTGATGAACGGTCAGTTTCATTGGCAATGGAAGCTCTCTCTCAGCAGTGAGGACGACTAGAACTTAACACGTTGGTATGATGGGTCCGAACAAGCCTCGGAAACTGGAGTACCGACGTGTCGAAATTATTTAGCAACTTTTTAAACAACGCACAAATTGACATTGACGGTGGCCCACAGGACGGTCAAGGCGACACAGGTCTGGGGTACGCAGCGGGTTTAACCAAAGAAACCGCACGCAACGCTTGGAATAGCTCGGCATTTGTCCAAGACGTATTTGATTACTACCAAGAGCGCGACGGCAAGACATTTACAAGCACAGACGAAGCCAAAGACTATTTCATGGAAGACCGCCGCTGGCGCAACATGAACACTGTATCCATTGGCCGAGACATATACGACAGTAAGTCGCAGAGCGACGCGCAAAACACACGTCTTGCTAGACTGCAAACAACTTTTGACGCGATGCCAGACTTCTATGAGGAAGGTGGCGACGGCTGGCAGGGGTTTCGCACAAATGCTGCGGCTGGTCTGCTCGACGTTATTAACGTCGTAGGTTTCGGATCGGGTGGAGTTGCTGCGCGTGCGGCGGCGGCTGGCGTTATGGCCAAAGCTGGTACTCACAGCGTAAAAAATGCCACGACACAGGCAGCATTAGGCCAAGCAAGAAAAGCTGGTATCCGCGCTGGTCTTACAAAGGGTGCGACTTCGGAAGCTCTGGCTGGTGGTCTAGTCGAGGGCATACACAGTCTAGGTACGCAGTCGCGTGATATAAAGATTGGCTTGCAAGACAAGTACAGCTTGATGCAGACGGGCGCTGCAATCGGCGGCGGGTTAATTGGGGGCGCATTGCTCGGCGCACCTATGGGTCTAGCTGGTGCGCTTGTCCCTAACGTCAACCCAATGTCCAAAGGCTTTGGCAAGGGCAACGCCATAGGTCGAGGCATAAGGGACGGACGTCGTGCAGCGTTCAGAGCTGACTTAGACGGACGCCAGACGGCAGCGGCGAAAGCACAGCAAGAGGCCGAGAACGCCGCCCCAGAAGAACCAACAGGGATCGGGACGCCAGCCAATAAAGTGCGCCTGACCCAAGTATTTACGGATCGGGCAGAGCGCCAAAGAACGCAAGAACTGCAAGACGCTGTGATGGAGCAAGGAACTGCTGACGACAGCGGGAAGACTATCGACGTAAGCGCTTCGTCATCGGTTGATACGAGCGCATCGCAGCGGTTTTTAAACGGTGTCAAAGCTATGAACGATAGCATTGGCCTTGCCTCAAAGTATGACGCCGACGCTGAAAAAATGGTGGCCGCTGGCGCTAACGAAGTAAAGATTAGAGAAGCACGCGACTTGGCAGAACGCCACCGTGCAGTGGCAGACAAAATCGAAGTGCAGCTACAGGGCATTGATGCTCCATCCAAAGCCACGGCAGACGTCGACATCAAATTGCTGGAAGACTTAACAAACCAACAGAAGCGCATTGGCTATACCGATGGTGTCGGCAACGCAGCAGACAACACTATGAACGCCGCTGTGGGCGAAGGCTTTACTGTTGAAGAAAACACGCAAGGCGAGGGACGAAGTTTAGTCCGAGACGTTACCAACGCAGTGGCACAAGCTCAAGGCGTAGACGCCGTAGGGGTAGGGAAAAACCGCGAAAATCTTACGGGTGGCGGTCAGCCGAGCGACACGGCTGGCGAACGGTTATCAGATGTCAATGAAAGCGCGATTGCCGAAAGAGAAGCACGTATACAGGAGGCATTGCGCCAGCAAGTCGAGGCCGCTGGCGAGAAGCTGCCTGAGTTAGATGAAGCGGTTGATAGCGCGACGCGAGAACTGCAAGACGCGGAACGAGGCCTGCAAAAAGAAGTAGTCGGTCAAGACGCTGATGGCGGCAACATTGAAAAAGTGACAAGCGCTCCTGACAGCCCAGAAATGGCCGTCTTTAACGAGAAAAGACAAGCGCTAGATGACGCGACTAAAGCTGCCGACGACCAACGCGCAGTTCAAGACGCCGTAAAAGAAAAAAGCTCAGAAGCGACAAAGCTCTTTGAGCAAGACAGAATGGCGAGACATGCTGCGAAAGTGGCCGCACAGCCAGTAGAAGAGCCAAGCGGCGGCACGCCTGACGTAGCACCAGTCGAAGTAGTAGTGACCGCTACCGAGCGGATCGTAAATATTGTCGACATGAATACTAATGCCGACAGTCGATTTGCCGTTTTGCAATTATTAGTCGATAACATTGGTGGGCCGTTCACCGCTAAGCAGTTGGCTGAACAAATCAGCAGCATTAAGAAAAATACCAAGGCGGCTATTGCTGCACGAAAAGCAAAGTTCCAAGCAATCCTTGAAGAATATGCTGGCCGCAGCGATGCTATAGAATTGCTAAACGATGACGACGGCATAGCTGCGTCTGCATTAAACAATGTAGTTTTTGAAACTTTACTAGACGCAAACCAAGCAGAGAAATACGGAGACGCGACGCCATACCGTGCGGGTGCAATGGCTGAGTATAATGATTGGCGTGAGCGACAAGCAGTAGAAATCTTTGACGACAGATTGGTGGACGGCTTTGGATTGCCTGACCAAGTCTTAGAGGGCATGGCGCAAGACTTCACGCCAGAGTTTGCAGATATTGCTCGCGCAGCGATTAACAACCCAGACGTCCAGCGCGTTGATTTCCCCCCTGCAAAGAAGTCAGAGATAAAAGTGTTTATCGAAGGCCTTCCTAGCTCCATGAAAACCGAGCTTAACGAGTTCAAAGAAAAATATTTGTCGAGCTTGCTGGCAAGTGGTCAGATGAAAATGGCCGACGCGGAAACAATCGTAAACAGATTGGCTGACGACAAGGTCGACAGATGGATGCGTCGCTCTGGTGACTTTGTCGAGCGCAATCAGCAAGCCATATCAAACGAGATAGATGCTAACCGACAGATGCGGCAAGAGCTTACAAAAGCTCTGGAAAAAATGCTGAGAACTTTCAAGCCGTCGTTGGCAGAAAGCGCGGCTGGCAAAAAGTACACCACCGAAATCCAGAGCCGTGAATTTAGGCTGGCTGGTTATGACTTTGGTAACATCTTGGCTAGTCCCGGCGGCGACATTGTTGGCGTTGCTAAAGGCGCTACTCGTATTCGTTACAAAGTGTCACCAACCAAGGATGCCACACCAGCTCAAGAGGCACACCTAGCAGCTCGCGCAGAAATAGCAGCTCTGATAGACAAGTACGGCTTTAAGAGAGACATGTACGTCTCTAAGATAATTTCAATTCTTGATACACGTAACGAAAAGCTGCAAAAGAGCCGCGAAAAAAATATAGACATGGGTCGCCGTGGGGTGGACGACGAGACATATGCTTACGGCGACAGGAAGGGTCAGCGCACCGATAGCGCAAAGAAGCTGGACAGATTAGCCTACGACAGCACCAGCACCAACCCAGTTAAAGACGGCAAAAGTATCCGAGGTGACAGAGGCAACGTAAGGACGTCGTCGGCTATTGGCGTAAGCGACGCGACGGCAGCTCTAGGTCTCGGCAAGCACATTGGTTACACCCAAGTCGCGGCCACAGGAAAGATGACTGTCTGGGGCAAGACTACAGAAGGCAAGGCAACAACCGCGCAGTTGGCGGCAGTCTTTGGTAAGAGCAAGGGCGGTAAGCTATTTAGAAAGACAACCGTTAGAAACGGGCAGACTGGCAAGCTGGAAACTTTGAACAGCCAAGTCACTGCACAAATGGCGATCCATGACGCAGCGATTGATGCGGCGTCTGAGCAGCGCGTGAGTAACTCGGTTAAGGCTAAGCGTAACTTGCCGTACACGCAGCCACGGATAACCGCCATAGAGCAGTTAGACAAAGCGATAAACAAATTAAAGAGCGCGAAAAACCCCAAGCCGTCTAAGAAAAACCCAGATGCAGCCATCGACCCTCAAAAAGTAGCAGATGCACAGGATGCTCTCGACGCGCTTTACAGCAAGTTAAGGATTGCGACGTTTTTTGTTGACGACCCTAGCCTTAAAAAAGGTACGCAAATCTTAGTCGACCCTGCGCAGTTGCAGCTTGCACGACAAGCATTGGTGGACAGCACCAGCGATGCCTCGGAAATCTCAGATGCGCAAGTAATGAGACGAGCGTTAAAGGGTATCGTTTCAGACTTTAACAGCTCGACTAAGAAGGAAGCTGCGGCTGACAACAAGGTCGAATATCTTGAGAACGAAGGGCTGACAAGTCTCAGGACTGAGTACAACGCTTTAAGAAATAAGCTGCATGACACCATGAAAGGCAGGCTGGAAAAGCAAGGCGATGGGACTATGGCTAGGACTGGTGAAAAGGTCGCTATGGACGAGGTTGAGCTGCAACGTATGCGTGCCACGCTCACCAAGCTAGGCTTTGCGCTCCAAAACGCATTGGATACTGGCGCGAAAGTGGACAGCAAAGTTGCTGACGACCTAATCTCCGCACCCGGTAAAGCACGGGCGGCGGCAGCAAGGCAAGACTACGCTCGCACTAAATCGGAAGGCGACCAAGCCACCAGAGACGCTGCGCAAGAGGCGGCAATGAACGAAAGACGAGGGCTAGATGGAGATAACGCTTACGACCAAGCGTTTCAAAATTTTGACCACATTAAAGACCCCGAACTTCGCGCAGAGCTAGAAGCCGACGCCTTTAATGCGGCTGTCACAGCTACCTTAAATAACCGTGCTGGTAATGGGCCTGAAATGACGCCCGAAGACTACGCTATAATGGCGGGAGTACCGCTCAATGAGGCCAAGCCTATTAACCCAGCGACAAAAACTGCGGTAAGGCAAAAGGCCGACAGCATTATGCAAGAGGAAGCCGCCAGCGTAGAAATGGGCGAAGACATTGCCGAGGCGTTGACTATCCAGCGAGACAACGGCTTGCCTAAAGCGTGGCTAGAAGACCAGATCAAAAAGATACGGGCGCATTACGCTAAGAAGACTAAGCCTGTCACTGAGCCAGACAGCGTGCCGCCGACATCCAAGGGCAAGCCGCCCTACATCCGTGTGATTGATGGCATTGAAATAGACCTGTTCAACGACTTGGACTACGTCGACTTGGGCAATAGCCGCACAAGTATTGGGTTTGAAGGTCGTATGCTTGGCGCTGTAGATAGTCTGCCAGACGGGAAGGCTGTGTTTACACGGGCCTCTGACGGTAAGGTCTATGTGTTCGACACTAAGAAGGACTTGATTGACGATCTCTTGCCGATGTTCCGCGAAACTTTTAACCAAGTCGCAAACAAGATGCCAAACAAGTATCGGCGCAAAGCTAACCAAGTCGGTACGGAATACCCAATCGACCACAAAAATTCCGAGACTTACGGTAACAATAAACCGCTGACGCCTAACACCAAAAAGGGTGAGACGCCTTTAGACACGCCTGCCAAGCCAGTCGATCCAGCAGACCGCCTGACACACAATGGCGAATACTACGCCGCACAAATTCCAACGGGCAAAATGTTTGCAGTGCAGATTGTAGACAAGACCTCTAAACTAAAAGGAAGTGTGCGAGCCACAAGTCTGAAGAAAGCACAGAGCGCAGGCGACATGCTGAAGAATAGCTCCCGCTATGAGTTTATCTTTGGTCACGTAGACTTGCCATCGACAGGCGTGTCCCGCAAAGACCAGCTTCTCGAAACCTTCCGTCCTATGGACGCAAGCGACAGCTTCTACGACAGGAACGGGAAACTGGTCACAGTGGCCGACGCTGACGCAGAGTTGGCGTCGCTGGCAAACACAGTACCAGACGGCAGTAAAGCTGCCGTGAACACGAAAGCATCAAAGCTATCCACGATTGCAGACAACCCTATCAGTGGGTCGGAAGAACACATAGCGGTCTTGGCCGAGTTAGCGACAGTACCAAAAACCATTGGCGAGCTGAACGATATGATGTTTGGTCTCGAAAGTATCTCTTGGAATATGCTGCCCTCACTGAACAGCTATAAAAACTTTATGAGATTGCGAGCGTCAGTCGGTGCTTTACTGAACTCATCCGCTAAGAACGGCATTGATAGAGACACCGCACGTCGTGTTAAGGTGAACTATAACCAGCTCCAACAAGCGCTGTCAGAACATGCGCCAGACGACTTGGCGGCGTCGGTGTCGTTCCTTGAGAACCTTTTCACTTTCACTGGAAAATCCCCCTTAATTGAGGTGGGTAATGAAAACTCATTTACGCCAGACTTTGCGAATGAAAAGTTTGGGAGTAAGCGGAACCGTATCACGCTGGACAAAGAGCAGATCAATGCTGGCGGCAATCGACACACACCAATCACTGCGACGATCATCCACGAGACAGCACACTGGCTGTATGCCAACGTGCTGGATGAGACAGACAAGGTTCAGTTCTGGTCGGCAATGGAAAAGTTCTACAACGACGCCGAAGCTGGCGACGGATTGGACATGGACCTTTTGCAAAAAGGTTCGGTAGACCCACAGCTATTTAGTAATTCCCTGCACTCGCCATCAGAGTATTTTGCCAACCAATTCTTAACGTGGGTGACATCCAACGGACAGGTCAACAACATCAGCTTGTGGGGCAAGATTGCACAGCTCGGAACAATGTTGCTCAACAATCTGCGCGGCATAGAAACGCCGGGTGTGCAGCTAGACCCCGACTTGGTTCCAATCTTTCAAAAGCACATGCCTGTGCTGCAACCTGATCCCGTTACAGGCAAAATGAACGTGGGCATTAGTCGCTTTGCGCACTTGGAAGGCGTAGGTGCAAAGTTCGGCAAGCCCATGAAAGAGGGGCAGAAGAGAAACACCGCAGCGTTCCTTGGAGAAAAGATTAGACTTCTCGACACGACACGCCTGACACTGCTTGGCGCAAAGATGCGAACACCCGCAAGTCTGGACGACAGCTTGTCGCTCGCCACAGACATGGAAGCTGCCAAGAATAAAATCTACGGCATGTTTGGCGGCAAAGCTGGCGAGGAAACTCACTACTTCAACCCTCTCCAAGAGGGTAGTGGCAACGTGCGGATCACAATGTTTGACACTGGGACTGGCTCGCTGCAACGGGGCAAACTTTTAGAGGCACAACATAAAGTCCACGCCTTTCTAAAAGCTCTGAGGGAAAATAAGAAAGCCTTCAATCCAGACGTCGAGGAAACCAAGCAGCGTGACGACGAAATCCGCAAGCTAATAGACGACGGCGGCACACCGGACGAAGCGACGGAAGCTAAGATTAGGGAGGATAGCCCCTATGATAATCTTGACGAAAAAATTATTCAGCAAATGGACTTGCTCGCAACCAACCTGAACAACGCAATGGACGTTATGAACAGGCAGATGATTGCTGCCTTCAACAGGCAGATGCCACGAGACGCGACGACAGACTTATACATTGGGATTACTTTTGAAGGACAAGCGGAAGTCCGAAAAGTGAACAGAAAGTCTGAACGGTTTAAGAAAATGGCCCGTGAAGACGCAGCCGAGTACCAGTCAAAGAAGGAAGCCCTAGACTTAATCGTCGCTCAGTTTAACAACGCAGGCATCGACATAGCCGACGTCGCGCCAGATGATTTGGCTGGAATGGTCGACGAGTTGGCGGTCCCTATTGCGCCCATTGAGGCGCTAAAGCGTCACATTGTCGATGGCGATACTGGCGTCATGGCAATCCAAAGCATTTTCCAAAGCATAAATGAACTGGGTGCGCGGCCAGACCTAACGTCTATCCCAACCATGCAAGAGCTTTACAAGCAGGCGTTGGCCAAGGGGGACTTTGCTAAGCAAATCCTCACGGAGCTTACAAACATGTCGAAGAACGGCGAGCAGCATAAGATTGTTGCGCGACTAGCAAAGGCGGCGACAGAGCTGGGCGATCCGTTATGGATACAGATTGCCTTGCGTTGGAAGACAGACCCGAAAAACATTGGGGTCAAACATGAGGGTGTTTACGCGCCACCTAACAAGCCTGCTGGCGATAAGTCTGCGCCATTCGTCGTAGCCAAGGGTGCTATGACGCACCGCAGAGCCGACGTGGAGACTGTCTTGCAGTCATTGTGGACGAACTTCCACAACGCTGGCATATCTGAAACAGAAGCGCCTAATAAAATTGTAGACACTGAGTACACTGCTCACGTCATTACAGGCTACGGGCAAAACAAAGCAGGCAACGACGAAGTCGTACTAGAACAAGACGGTCCATTGTTTAAAGAAATGCGCAAAACTTTGCGCAAGCTGGCGGTCAAGATAACTCGTATAAACGATGCGCGTTTAAACCAACAACCGTCGAGAGAAGCGTTGGACGCAAAGAAAGATTACATCACAGAAAACCTATACGAAGACGTACTGCCCGACTTGTATATGATGGCGTATCGTATGCTCTCACCTAGTCAGCAGAAAGACATAAACGACGCTGCGCAAGTTAGCTACGCAGACGCAAACCAGAGAGAAAGTGAAACCTTAGATTTCTTTGTCACTCGCGCTATGCGCCAGACAAACTCTGGGGTGAAGCCAGACATCGGCAAGACGAACACTTTTGACGACAGGCTAAGGACTTTGCTGAAAAGGCAATACGAAAACAGCTCGCAAAATCAAGCGTCGGGAGGCACGTTTACTTATGACCCGCCCAAGTTTGCCGTTGCTGACGTTGAGAATGGCTTAAAAGAAATAGGCCAGATAGTCTTTGATCTTACGCACGACATACTTGCGTTCCCCAAAGACACTATAGCCTTCAAGAGAGATTACGACGAAGCGAACAAGTGGGTTAATAGCGGCGAAGACTTATTCTTGCTGTCGCCCACTAAAGAAGAGGTTGCCATAGCCAGAACGCCAGTGCTGATGGCGGCTAAGTCGCACGGCTCTAGTACTATTTCCCCGACAATCGCAGGCAGATTTGGCCGCGAACTAACCATGTCTATGTCAGAGAAAATGCAAGCAACGGTACGCACCTTCTTAGGCGCAAGCCCATTTGAAAACGTCGACACATTCCTTCGCTTCAATAAGTCACCGCAAGCAGATGTAAACGGCGTGACCAAAACGTCTGACGGACCCTATGGCGATGGGGTTTATATGACTAAAGCGGGAGAGGCAGACGCAGAGTTTGACGAGGTCGAATTTTTAGAAACGACTAAGAGAGCCTTGCAGTCTTCGCCGCTGACACCAGCAGATATAGACGGTGGCATGGTATCGGCAGAAGCCATTGTGTTTTACCGACAGAGCATACTTGATCTTATGAACAGGAGCCAAGACCAGAACGGCGTCGTGAACCACGAGCTTAAGCACTTCCTCGCTATGCAAGATCGGCATTGGCGGCTGCTGGAAAGTCTGGATGGTTCGATTGTGCAGCCTAAAGTCGTCCCAGTTTTTGCCAAAATGTCTACGCCTTTTGACCTGACAAGCGGGTCATCTTATTCCTTTAGAAGTGACGCACAAGACGGCATTTCGTACCTGATTGGCAGAATGGTAAATGCTGGCCTGATAAACTTCGGAGCTGTCGAAGAGTTGATGAGCAACGTACCTGATACTTTCTCAGGCGCAGCACTTCACCGCACGCTGACTGGCGAAGACGGCCTTATGGTCAAGCACGGGACTGCTAAGAACGCGATAAAAGCGCGGCAAGCATTTAACGCTTTCATGTCTGGGCAGGGCTACGACGCTTTGACCACAGACGTAGGCGATGTTGTGTTCAGTAGCGCGTCTGTTCGCCAAGCGGAGGGTGGCTTTACACCAGTAGATGCAAACTTTTCTTCTAACCCGACTAGAAACTCTGAGCGCAAAATGGGTGGGTCACTAGCCATAGAAATGGCTGTCGTAAACGGCGAGCTACCACCTGGGCGGTTTGCAAACTTAGCGCAAGAGGCGCAACGACTTGAGCTACCTGTGCAGTTGGTCCCGGTACTGGGTAAAATATTTAAGAAGCAAGACGTTACGGAGGCAGACGCTCAGAAGGTGAGCAAGCTATCGTCCGTGGTGAATTTCTTTTCAGAAAACGCGGCACACTTCCGCAACGTCGGAGCTAATTGGTACGCGGATAAGATCAAGCCTCAAGACGGGGCTGGATTTTTTGAAGAGCATGACGTCGAGCTGCACAACACAGTCAACGGTGTGTTCCAAAAGCTAAACGCCCTGCCAGACGCAGGGGGTCGGGTGAAGAAATGGGCCAACCGCAACCGTGGCTTAATGCTAAAAGACGCCAAGCAACCAGACAGCCACAACAGAATTATAAGCGCATTGCGTCGAGGACGGGGCGCTGTTCAAGAGCTGGCACAGGAAGAAAGAGAAGCCGCGTTAGAGATTGGAAGACTGTTTGATGCAGAGCTGAAAAAAATGCGTGACCTTGGGATTGCTGTCGGTGACGCACGAAATCTAGGTAACGACTTCTATGTCCCTCAAGTCTGGGATGTAGACGAACTGCTGGCTAACCCCAACAGGTTCAAGGATGCTCTCGTAACTTACTTTAAGCGCGAGCAAAACAGCCCAGACTACCGAGGGCAGAAGCGACACAGCATAGATGAGCTGGAAGCGAAGGCCGAAAATGTCCACTACAGATTAACTCAAGGGCATGATCCATCCATAGACACGCAAGTACAGAAAGCATTGGGCAGCATATTTGCCCCTCGCGTCTTGCAGCTTCAAGCAGGCGACATGGTGGAAATGGACAACTTCTTAGTCACTGACTTGCAAGGCATCATGTCCAAATATTTTGACCGCACCGTAAGGAAGCGCCTGCTGACAGAACGGTTCGGTCTAAACATGCACGGCTTCGACACCTACCTAGACGTAGCTCGTGGAGCTACCATGTCTGGTAAGGGCAGTGGCCTAGACAGGGCGGTGGAAATCTTACGCTCTGCCAAGCATACGTCGTCTCACGGGCAGTCAAAGGAAGGACCATTACAGGTAGACGAAGTTCTTGTACCGCGAGTACAGGGGCGGGGTAACGAAATAAAAGACTTGCTTGTATCTGTCGAAAAGGAGCTGGGCGACACGCCAGAACTGCGCCGAAAGAACAAGCACCGCGCAAGGGCTATGTTAATCAATGCGGTGGAAGGCATCGACAGGGACGACGTCGGCTACAATGTTCGCGTGGATGCTATCATCAATGCGATGATTGATTTCCCTAGAACAAACCGCCTCACACATAGCAACGAAACTAAAATGCGCGACATGATGAACGTACTTAACAAGCGTTCGATAGATGGCGGCGACGGGAGCGAGCTGCGCTATGTCGTGAGCCGTAACATGAAAGCGTTTAACTCGGTATCGTTGCTTGGCTTTACAACCCTAACATCCATGCCCGACATGGTGCTTCCACTTATACGCAGTGGGGATATGAGAGCGTTCTATACAGCATGGAAAGGCTACGTGAAAAAAGACCCAGCCTACCGTGACGCTGCACGCAACATCGGCGTCGGGATCGAAAACCTTATGCACGACAGAGCGGTGCAACAATCAGGTGCGGGAAACCAGAAGTTCACAAACTCGTTCTTCAACTTCACAGGTCTGACGGGGTGGACAAATATCAACCGCGAAGTGTCAGCAATGGTCGGCTTTGAAAGTTTCAAGACTGAAATTAACAGAGCCTTGGCGATGCGTGCGAAAGGTCTGCGGGGTAGCAAGGATTATGAAACTTCAATCCGTTACCTCAAGCGTTATGGCCTGACAGGAGAAGGCGCAAAGTACGACTTCTTAAAGCACGGTGCTATCAGATTGGACGAGCTGCCACCAAGCGATGAGGCCATTAAGAAACAGGTACAGATGGCGATGCTGCGCTTCACAAACGAAAGCGTATTCATGCCTAACCCCAACGACACACCTCTTTGGGCGCAGAACCCTTGGCAGTCTATGATGTGGCAGCTTAAGTCTTTCCCTCTGATGATGGCCAGACTTAGTGGCTATGTGATTAGTGAGGCAAAGGCAGGCAACACAAAGCCTGCGCTGTACCTTCTCACTGCTGGCGTAGGCATGGGCAGCTTGTCTGTAATGACCAAAGACGTCGTGCAAATGCGTGGCGGTGAAGACGAGCAGTCAATGGCATTGCGTGAGCGCAAGGGTTCCGACACCAACATGCTGGGTCTTTGGTCTATTGCTCAAGGGCTAGGAGCTAAGGAAGGCGGCGACGCAGACGAAAATCTGGGCCTTTATATTGATGGCTTACTAGCTGTTGGTGGCCTCGGATTGTTTGCGGAACTTCTATACAATGCCTCGGCGCAGATGGACAATGGAGCATACGGCACAGTGCGTATTGCTTCTAGCATCTTTGGCCCATCGGTGAGCGCCGGTACTGGTGCGATAGATGTAGCGACAGGGTTGAAAGACTACGTCACTGGCGACGGGGAAGCCACTGCCAAGCGGCGTGCGATGCTACGGCAGCTTGCGATGCGCTTTCCGATCTTGGGCGGCGTCAGCTACTTCCGAGAAAGCGCGGCTGATCTTGGTGGCGAGCCAAGCACGGGCGGCAAGAAAAGTAACAGCAGCAGCTTCGGAGGCACGTTTGACTGATGTGGTTTGCAGCAATCTTAGTCGCGGGACTGGCCACCCCAGACTACGTCACTTGCCAACTGGCCAAGCGCACAAAAATTTCGGGCGAAATGGTGTGCATCTATCTCGGTCCAAACCGAACGACGGCGTATCATTACCCTTCGTTCAGCTACACTGAGTGTCCCAAGTCGTTTCAGTGTCGCTACTCGCCCAACACCAAGCGCCGTCCTACGGTCAAAGAGATCATGGAAGGTCTTAAAGAAGGATTTGAGGAATGACACAGGAAGAACGTGAACATATCGACTTCAAGACTTACCAAGCCAACCGCCGACATATGTGTTGGGCAGCAATGGTGATGATGCTAGTCGCTACGGCTGTTACCTTGTACGACCCAGCGCGAGTTGAAGCCGCCGAAAGTATTTTGATGGCTCAGTATTTAGCGCTGTCTGGGCTGGTTGCCTCGTACTTTGTTGCGGGAGGTAAGGAGCGATGATCCAAGCACTCATTGGCCCACTCTCTAGTCTTGCTGGCACATGGCTTCAAGGCAAAGTCGAAACAAAAGCGGCAGAGACTAAGATGAAAGTCTCAGAGGCCGAGGCCAAGTCCCAGATACTTATGTCCCAAGCCCAGAGCGAGGCCAACTGGGAAAAGATCATGGCCGAAGGCTCAAAGTCGTCGTGGAAGGATGAGTATATTACAATCCTGATGAGCCTCCCCATTATAGTTTGCTTCACTGGGGAGACTGGGAGAGACATAGTCTTTGATGGCTTCGCTGCATTGGAGCAAGCCCCTGATTGGTTCATCTATACGTGGGGATGTGTAGTCGCAGCCAGCTTCGGTATCCGTGGCGCAACACAATATTTCGGTAAGGGGAAGTGAGTTATGACACGTCGGATGACCGGGAGTTTACGTCTGTTTGGCACGACAATGTCGTGGGATTTCCCCATCCCAATCAAATCGACAGGCAGTTCGTCGAGCTTGAAACGCAGCGCGACGAAATCGAACGACAAAGAAAACTCATCAAGGAGAACGCCGATGAGAAAGCTGACTGAAATCATAATTCACTGCACCGCGACTAGGCCGTCTTGGTACGAGGATAAGCCAGTCGAAGACGCTGTCAAAGAGTTGACGCGCTGGCATGTGGAGGACCGGGGGTGGAAAAATTGTGGATACCATTTCGCCATCAATCGTCAGGGCGACGTCGGATCAGCTCGGCCTATCGGTCATAGTGGAGCGCATTGCCGTGGTCGCAACAAACACTCTGTCGGCGTGACACTTTTGGGGGGACGTGGCGGCGAGGCTCACGACATCTTCAAGGATAACTTTACTGCTGAGCAAGACGTCGCGCTGCGCAATTTAATCGCAGACCTAAAGGAAAAACATCCAACGATTACTACTATCTCAGGACACAACGAATGGTCGAACAAGGCATGTCCCTGTTTCGACGTCGAAGACTGGCTGATGGAGGGCTGACATGGGACATAAGAAAGACAAAGTGCCGAAGGTAAGCGCCAATACAATGGACCGCCTTAACGGAATGAATGGTGTGCAAGAGTGGTCAAAAAAACGAACGACTAGCGAGCAGATACCTTCGACAGTTAGCAAAGAAGCGGCGGCAATCATTCAAAAAATACTAGATAGAGAAGCTGCCAGAAAAGCAGCAAAGGGCTAAGTCGTGGAGCCTATATCAGTCGCAGTCGCAGCGTTCGCTGCGATTAAGTCTGGTGTAAAGCTGGGCAAAGATGCCCACAGCATGATGGGCGACATCGGAAAAATGTGGGGAGCCATTGACGAAGTCAGGGACGGCCACAAAAAAAAGAAGAAGCGGTCTGGCAAGTCCATCAACGAAGAGGCGCTTGAGACTTACGCCGCCCAGCAGAAATGCAACGACTTAGAAGTAGAGCTTAAGAAAGCTGTGATAGCCAGCCGAGGATTTTATGCGTGGGATGCTTTGCTTAAAGTCAGGGGCGAAATCAAGAAGAAAAGAAAACAAGAAGAAGAACGACGGCGAGAAGAACTACGAAACAAAATAGAAATGACATGCGCTGTCGTCTTGTTTGTCACCCTAGTCGCGGGTATGTTTGCGGGGGTCTGGCTGTGGTTAGGTTGACCCTTCGTCGCAGTGCGTAACCTAGCCGGAAGGGTCGTGAGGGTCAGCGATTAAAACAAATGTGACCCAACTGCGTCCTCGGCCAACCCTCTGTAATGTTTTACTTTATGACAGTTCCACACGCAAGAAAATCCAGCGCCTTGTGCAAAGAATTATCGCCGGGATTTTTGATTGTCATGTCTACTTCGTAGTCGTATTGCTCGCTGCTATGATTTGCGGCGGTCCCTGTCGAGTGGCTGTCCGGTGGTGACACCCGTACTACTATCCCGCCCATCGACTTGACCCTCTCCGCTTCGTTCTGAAAGCGACAATCGTCTGTCACGACTGGCTGCGTCAGCAGAAGTTGATCGGCCCGATGTTGCCACACGTTGCCCCATAACCGCTCGCTGATTAGGTCTCGCCCCCATTCCGTTCCAAGTGTCTGCATCGCCCATCGTGGTGTTCTCCCGTCAAGTATGTCACAAGGCTGCTCTTTAAGCGCACCCTCAAGGTGTTCGTCGGTCAAGCCCATCTCTTTGAGCATACGTTTCAACGGACCAGCGAACTTGATTTTAGTATAGCCATAATGTGAGCATAAGTAATCCGCGCATACAGATTTTCCGCTGCCGATTGGCCCGACAAAAGCTACTAACCTATTCACAATCAATCACCTCTTTTCTCAGGATGGCTATGTCTTTGCGAATGTACTTGAGTTTGTCGTATGCCTTACGTCTGTCAGACAGGCTGGCCTCGACGTCAGTCTGGTCAGGTCTATCGTCACCCCATTCAATCATCCATTCTAAGTCTGCAATGCGTGTGACCACGCTCTGTTCCAGCAACTCAAGATCAACAATCATTTTCTTTTTGTTTTTAATTTTCATGTCGGCCTCGGCTCAAATTTCTTCCAATCAGTACACATCAGAGCGTCGCACTTGTTGCAGTGCAGTACGCCATCGTTATCTGCGTAGCTGTTACCGCACGTCCTTACTGATTTTTCTTCTGGCTCGTCACCTTTCCAGCAAGCATCACGCTTGAAGCAACCTTTGCAACGCCAGTCGCTCTCGTCTGTCGCCACACGCTGCACTCGGTTGTTCAGCACGTCTTCGATCTTGGTCGTGAGGAACGCCCACCGAAAGTCGTCGAAGTCTACATACTCATGGTGATACGCGGAATTGTTTTTGTTGTACGCGACGATCACAAACCGCTGGATATTCGACAGCCCCATCATACATTGCATCTGGTCGTAGTAGCTTGGGTGCGATCCCTTCACACCCTTCTTAATGAACTCGGCGTGCTTGGCCATATTCATCGACTTGATCTCGACGCCAACCAGAACGCCATCGACTTCCATCAGCCCATCAGCGTTGCCCATAACTAAGCCGCCGTATCCTGTCCACCGCCACTGCTTACCTGTGAGCGGGTCATTCTCCATAACGTGAACGCCAGCTTTTCTCATGTCTTTCACAACGTCGTATTCTATTTTGTGTCCGTCACGAAAAATTCTTTTGAGCTGTGGTTCGGGGGCCGTGTCGGGGTAGCCTCTATAAGAAAAGGCTATGCTGGCAAGGCATTGCTGGCCAATGCCCGACGCACCGATGTATTGTCTCGGCGTGCCACGTCGTTCCTCTCGGTACGCCTCAGTTATCAGACTTGTAATGTCTGGACACGCTGTCCATTTGTCCATTTGCCCTGTCCATTTGCTCGTTTAAAAAAGGGGCCGAGTTTCACAAAGTCCGAGCGCGGCGACGATATACGTCGGGCATACTCACAGTGTCTCGGCCCCAGTTCGACATCCCATTCTGGGAGGTTAAAATGGAATGTCGTCATCCAACGGCGGGGCCACAGAAGGTGCTTGGGCGCTTTGTGGCGATGGTGATACTGTGGGGACGAAGCCCTTTGGATCAAAGAAGCCTTTGACCTTTGAGCCAGTTCGCGTCTCGCCGTCTTTGATGTAGCTCTCCGACACGACTAGCACGCCTGTCTTCAAGCCGTTGATGCTGGCGATGCCATGCTTTCCGATATTGTCTGGGTCTTTATGACCGCCGAATGTTAGTAGAGCTTTGAGCTGCTCACGTCCAATGCGTGTGGCAGTTTCAGAAGCAGGGATATGTATATTAAGATAGGCCTTGATGCTGCCCATGTCATTGTTGTCGTTTAGCTCGACCTCAATGTATTTGCCGCCAGACTTAGTGTCGCTCAGCGCAGCATTTCTTGCCGTGCAGACGTATCGTCCCGCTCGTAGCATAGTCGAAGCGCCTGACGCTTGGACGCCGCCTAGATTTAGTTTGTCGAATGAAAAGCTCATGCTGTTTCCTTGGTTGAAAGTTTCTTAAAATCTGCGTCGGACATTGCCATCTTCTTAAACAAGTCGACTACGTTTCCTGTCGTCTCAACGGGAGCAAGACGCCGCTTCTCATCACGAACCTTGCCCTTCCATCCCTTCACGTCGTCCGTAATTATGTAGCGGATGACTTGCTGGTTGCCTTGGTCGCCAGCCGTGGCACGCACGCCAGCAAAGACGTTGTCAAAAATCCCCGGCAGTGCTTGCTGCACCGCCTTACCGTCGAGGAAGGGCCAGTGTTCTGTGTTGCCGTTCTCGTCTTGGCTTTCTTTTGCAAGTGCCGTGACAAGAAAGTGCATAGGCATATCTCTGATGGCCTTGCACGCACCGATTAAATTGGCGCTGTGCTTGGCCCACGCCTCAAAGCCGTTGGCGTTTTTCTTGCCTTGGCGTTGAGCCTCTTCGTCGCTGTCTTGCTGTGCAGATTTCAGTGAGTGAGAGGACAGTTCCGTAAGGCTGTCTATTCCCACCCACTTATAATCCTTCGCCTTAAACTCTGGCGTTTTCATCCAGCGGAATATGTCTACAAATGAGTAGTCACCAGACGTCGGGTCCGACTTACCCTTCCACGAATTAAAGGGTAAGAAGTCTATGTTCGCAGAGCGGATAGATGACAGGCCGCTCTCACCAGATATGATGAAACCCTTGCCGTAATAATCCTGCAAGTATTTAAACTGCGTAGTTTTTCCATAGCCATGAGGCGCGAAGAACAACGACTTCTGAAAGCTAGTCGTCTCGTCTTTTGTGTTCTGTGGGCTAAACATTATCCACCTCTATAACTTTAATTTTTGCGGGGCCGGGGGTTCTGGTAAGCGCAGGGATTAGCTGAGCTTTGTCGGCGTCGTCGAGGTTCTGAAACAACCGCTTGTTCACAGTAAGTTTCTTTTTGACGTGGTCTGGCAGCGTGTCGGACGTCATAAACAAGTCCTCAAGGTACTCGGCGTCCCACGTCCACCGCTCGGTGCGATTACATGTGACGGTCATACCCCCGACATCAATCGCCTGTTCACCTGACATCATCGGGAACTCGGCAGCTATTGTCTCAATCAGACTAGCGTGCTGCTCTTGCAATTTTTCTAAGGTAGACGCGACGCGCTTGTACTCTGCGACGGCGGCGACCAGCGCAGGGCTGGCGTTGTTAATTTCTTTGGCGGGTTCTGTATCCCAATCGGACATTGAAGTCTCCTGTAGAAGTTGAAGTAACTTTTCCTTTCTACTCCAACACATATCGAGACACAATAAAGAGGTGTCGTATTCTGTGTCACAAACGTCACAAGATATGTAGACGATATGTATAATGGGCATTAGTGACAGGGGAGAAGGAGAAAACACATGGCAATAAAATTCAACGCTGCCCGATTGGTTCAAGATTGTGGCGGCGTAAGCAACGTGGCGAATTTGCTCGGCAACACGAGGACCGCACCATATCGCGCGATCCGCACGGGCTATTTCGGCACGCCCACAATCGCACGACTTCTTGAACACTACCCCAATCTCAACATCAACGAATATTTCGAGGACGCAATCAATGACAGGCAAGACGCTGACTGAACATGACTTAGAGAGGCACAAGAGCCGCACGTACACGGCTGCACTTGAAGCGATTGATCGTGGCTGGAACATCATGCCGCTATCGCTGTCGTCCAAGACCCCACTGCTGGGCTGGATCGACTGGCAGACGAACGCCGTGACCGAAGACATGATAGACGATTGGTTTACCGAAGGTGTCCGTACCAAGTCGGGGAACGTTGTAAAATATTTTAACATCGGTTTAATTACTGGTGAGCTGAGTGGTGTCGTTGCTGTTGATTGCGACAACGAAGACGCCATTAAGTTTGCAGAGAAGAACGCGATGACGTCTCCCTACAAAGTCGTCACAAAGAAGGGCGCTCACTTTTACTTCAAGCACCCACGGCAAGGCACGAGGTTTGCCAATAAGGTCGGCGGCGTTGGCCGTGACTGGCCACAAGTCGAAGGCCTAGACTTTCGTGG